CGCCGCCGACGCCGCCGACGCCGCCGACGCCGCCGACGCCGCCGACGCCGCCGCCGCCGCCGCCGCCTGGCGCGCCACCGACGCCGCCGCCGCAAAGGACTGACATGGAAAAATTTTGGGACTATCTCTTCGCGGCCGCGCTCGGCGTGGCCGGCGCCTGGCTGCTAGTGCTTTGGATCATTAACTGAGGAAACAACAATGATCGCAAGATTTCCCGGCCGCTGTGCCGTGTCAGGCGCGCCCATCCACCCTGGTGACACCATCACCTTCGATAGGCGCAAGAAAACCGTCCTGGTGGCCTCTGCGGCCCCGCGCGAGCCCGCGGGCGTCAGTGACACGGTGACCTTTTACGGCAGCGCGGGCGCGCGCACCTACTACCGCAACAAAGCCGGCCGGTGCGAGGACGCGCCGTGCTGCGGCTGCTGCACTATCTGAGGATCGCCATGCGAGTGTTGATTGCTTGTGAATACAGTGGCGCCGTGAGGGACGCATTCATAGCCCGCGGGCATGACGCCATGTCCTGCGACCTGCTGCCGACCGATGCGCCGGGGCCGCACTACACCGGTAACGTTTTCGACATCGTCGGCGACGGGTGGGATCTGATGGTGGCGCATCCGCCCTGCACTGACCTAGCCGTCAGCGGCGCTAAACACTTTGCAGCTAAGCGGGCCGACGGTCGGCAGCAAGCGGCGCTAGAGTTCGTGCGGCGCCTGCTGGCCGCGCCAGTGCCCCGGATAGCGCTGGAAAACCCGGTCAGCATTATCAGCACCAACATCCGCAAACCGGACCAGATTATTCAGCCGTGGATGTTTGGGCACGAAGCGACAAAGACCACCTGCCTTTGGCTCAAGGGGCTGCCGCACCTGACACTGACCAACATCGTCGGCAAAGGCGCGCGGCATGTCACCAAAAGCGGCAAGAGCCTGCCGCAATGGTACAACCTGCCGCCCAGCGCTGACCGATGGAAGATCCGCAGCGCCACGTTCAAGGGCATTGCCGCGGCGATGGCCGATCAGTGGGGGCGCGCATGTTGACCGCGGCAATCGTGGCGCTGCTGGTAGCAGTGTTGGTGCTACTGCTTGATCTATAATAGCGGCTCTCCTCTCTCTCGCACGCCATGCGAATTAAAAAAGCCACCTCGCGGTGGCTTTCTTTTTGGCTAGTACCCCCTGACGCGGGCGATGATATCGGCCGCGCTCGCGGGTGGCATCTCCGCGATGCGCCGCGCGTCAGACTTCGACCCCGTCCAATCCGGGGCGCTGAAGGCGTGGCGCTTCGTCGGAAGCTCTGCGCTGTAGACCCGGCCCATATCGATCCACCCGGCCTCGCGGAAAGCGTGCAGGAGCGCGGGAACGACCACCTTGGTGCCCAGGGGCGCCGATAGCTGCAGATCCTCACAGAAGCCCTGCCAGGGGCCTGCAACCACCCCTCGGCCGAACCTGCCCAGCTTGTGCGTCATCTGTTCCACCAGCCACGATTCCATGCCAGACAGCCCGGCGGACAGCATGATGGCCTTGGCCTCAGTCATCATCGGCGCCGCGCCGGGGTTGACATGTGAGACGTCGCGGACATGCAGCCAGGCCGCCACCGCGGCGAACCCGCCCGCGTCATACCAGGCCCACATAGCGGCTGCGTCATGCGCCGACATGATGCCAACATCCGACCAGAGGACAAACCATCGGCGGTCGTCGCTGGGCAGGGAGATGGCAACGCGCTCGTTTGAGAACGCGACTACCATCAAACGGTTAAGGGCATCGTACGGGTGCAGCCCTTTGCGCTGGATTGGAATCGTATCGGGGGGCGCAGCCAGCAGGGGCTTGAGGGTGTTCTCCAGCGCCCTGCGGTCCTTGGCCTCGGCCTGGCGCAACTCATTCAGCACCAGCACCTCGGCCTCGTAGGCGTACCCCCACTGGCTGGTAACCTCCTCATTGCGCACTAACTTCACGTTCTGCGTGCCGATGGACCAGAAGAACGGCGCCCAGAGCGTATCTTTGCCACTGCCAGGCCGACCAGCATGCAGAATGCCGTGGTTCACTTTGATGCGGGGATATTGCAACTTGAACGCCATCATATCCAGCACATGCTCGCGCTCGGCATGGTCGGGCAGCATGCGCTCGGCGTGCGCCAGCCACCGGCTAACGTCACCAGGCACGCCGGGGCGGCGGCCATCGCGCCACCGGTTGCCGTAAACGTCACCGTCGCGGGAGACTAGGATCGACTCGCCCGCGGCAAAGGTCACGCCCTGCAAGATCCGCCCGCCCTTGTCCTGGCGGTGTTCGTCATAGCATATTGACGCCTCAATTTTCGGGGCCTTGCCGTGGACGCTGCGGCACGCGATGTGGCGATAGATTGCGTTGAAATTGGTGCGCGACACCTGACGGCGCTCATGCAGATCGAAATATGCGTCGTCGCTGATCAGGTACGCCCAGCGCTCCCACCAGTCCGCTTTCTCAACGCGCCCGGCCTCGCGGCGGTCCACCTCGGCCACCACGGCGGCGGCTTCAGCGGCCAGCGCTGGCGGGGCCTCCAGCATGCCAATGGTCTGTTGCATGGCGCGCTGCAGCAACTCCTCGCGCAGCCCCGGCACATGCCGCGGGCCGCCCTGCTCGGCCACCCACGCGAGGAACCCCGCGCTGTCGAGGTCGATGCAGTGCGAGTGCAGGCAGCAGAACGCCCGCCCGCTGGGCAGATAGCGGCCCTCGGGGTTGCCGTCGGTGTGCTGGTCGGCCTGCGGGCACACCACGCCCATCCAGCCCTCGCTATTAGGTGCAGACAGCGCCAGCCCGCGCTCGGACAGCCAGGCGGCCACATCGTCGGCGCCGTCGTCGGCGAGGCGGATGGGGCGGGGGCCAGTGGCCTCGGCGGGGCCGGGCACCACGCCCATCGCCGCGCAGATCTCGCCCAGCGTGAACTCGCGGTTGCGCTGCCAATCGACTAGGCGCGACACGAACCCGCCGCGGCCAGGCTTGAGATTGACCGACCCGGGCAAACGGAAGTTGCGCACAGGATTGCACGCGCCGGGGTCAGTGAACCCCGCGGCCGAGACGGCGCGGATTGCCGCGGCGAACTCGGCCTTACCCGGCTGCTCGCTGAAGGCGTAGCCCCACTGATAGTTGCCGGGGGACGTCTCCATAATCCATGTCGGCGGCAGGGGCGGCTGTCTGCACTTGGTGCCGATGTCGTCCAGCACCATCACTAGCACGAACTCACAGCAGGCGGCGCTGGCCGACACGCGGCCATCGGCGAAGCGGTCGACAATGAACGAGGCGGTGTTGCCGTACCAGGCTTGGCCAGGCTTCACGCGGTCAACGGTGGGCAGGAACGCTGGCCAGGTGGCCTTGACAGCGCCGTCGGCGTGCAACTGCACCTCGCCGCTGTCGTCCAGCCGCGGGCGCTGCCGCACGATCAGTGCCGTTTCGCCTTGGGGCGCCAGCCCGGCGAGGTATTCAATGAATTCCATGCTCATATGGTTTCCTTACAGTGAGCAGACGCGGCAAGCGGCGCCTTTTTTGTACTCGCGCAACTTGCGCCCACTGGCGAATTCCGCGCCCAACGACTCCAGATCCGCGGGCCAAGTATCGCGGCCAGGGCTGCGGAACGTGGCGCCAATCTCCTTCTCTAACGCCACGCCTTGCGCCCAGATGACGGGGTAGTTGGTGTGCAGATCGCGCCACTCGCCAAGGCGCTGATAAGGGCACCAGGCGCAGTCGGTGCGCTTAGGGATGGCCACGCCGCGCTGGTCCAGATACGCCCACACATCGGCTTCTTTCCACCCCCACTCACGCATAGGGAACCGCACGGTGATGTCCTCACCAAATATGCCTTTGCGCTCTTCTTCGTCAGCCCGCAGGCCGACATATAGCGTAGACCCCGCGGGCAACGCCGACATGTATTCAATGGTCGGCTCAATCTTCAGCACTCGCGTACACCACCGCGCGAACACGCTGGGCAGCATCTTCATCTGATAAATGGCACCCTCCAGATCCTTGTCGTATCGCACGCGGATGATTGGCTTGCCAAGCATGTCTTCCAGCTTGGCCCAGTGCGCCTGCATCTCTGGCAATTCGTTGCCAGTTTCATTGCAGATGTATTCGTAATCGCGGGGTTCAATTTCAGCCAACCGCAACGCCAGCGCGGTCGAATCCTTGCCGCCGCTCAACCCAACTATGTGTTTCATTTCCCGTATCTCTCCATCGTCTTGATGCCAATGCCAAGCGGCAAACCGGACGCCCATTCGGGTGGGGTCGTCATCACCTCGGTCATGCGCCGCGTCGTCTCGACGGGGTCGTCAGTCTGGCACACAATTTCATCGTGGACATGCAAAATGGCCTCGGGAAGCTCCCGCAGGGCGTAGCGCAGCAGATCGTGGGCGACGGCCTGCGTGACGTTCTCGCAGGCCAGGCCAGACCATAGCCGCGCCCGGGGCCACTCCTTGGCGTCTGCAGCAGGCATCCAAGAGGCTTTAGCGTAGGACACGGCGCCGTCAGGGTCGATGCGGGCCTGCGGGTAGCACAGCACGCGCCCGCTGGGCAGGATGTACCACAGGGTCTGGCCGTCGAACATATACGTTATGCGGCCAGCGCTGCATTCCCGCCCGGGGCGGCGCATGGCGCCCATGTAAGCGCGCTCCAGATCCGACCAGAACGCGGGCGCCCACGGGTTAGCACGGCGCCAGGCGTTGACCATCCTCTTAGCCTGCGCCTCGGGCAGCAGCACGCCGTAGACGCGGCCCATCGCCGCGAACGCGCCCACGCCGCCGCCGAACCCGCACGCAAGCTCTTGCACTTTGCCGATCTGGCGCTGGCCCACGGCCATGCTCTCCTCCGCTTTGTAGCCGGCGAGGATGTCCTCGTAGCTGCGGGCAAACGTGACCGCTGCGTTGACGATGTAGGCGTCCAGTCCCCTGCGGAACGCATCCAGTTTGTCGTCGCCCGCGCCTGACAGCCACGGATTGACGCGGCCCTCGATGGCGCTCCAGTCAGCGACCACCAACTTCTTGCCGGCGGCCGGAATGATTGAGGGGCGCAGCATGCCCTTGAGAACATCGGTGACCCGCTTGCCGAACTGCGGCACGATAGGGTAGCCGCGCACCATCACGCGCCTGACAGCCTCCGGGTCTGCAGCGCACTTGCGCCCGAAATTGTGGACCTGTGCGCCGTATGAGCTAGCACGGCCCGTGGCGCTGCCGCCAGCGAACACCAGCGCACCCCTGACGCGGCGGTCCTCGCTGTCGGCTAGGTCAGCCAAGCGGCCGAACTTCGCGACGGACGACGCCCAGAGATCGTCAGCGGCCTGGATGACCGTGGCCACCGCGGGCGGTATCTCGTCGGGGTTCTCCTCTGCTAAGATGATCAGCGCGGCACGAACGGCTTTGTCGATGGACTGCTTTTCTTCGCCGTCTTTCGTGACCGTCATCAGCCGGCGGGCCTCCGGCCCCACGCGGTCCCAAACCCACGAGCGCATCTTGGGCGAGCGCACGCTAGTGATGGCGCCTTCGGTCACCTCGGCCACCTCAGACTGGATCGCGTCAACTTCTTCCACCGAGTAGGCCACGGCAGCGCGGGCGAGCTCGACGTCGATCAGGATGCCTCGGTCGTTGATGCGCTCGTTGACATGGTAGTCGGCAAGCTCCTCGGCTGACATCGGGCGCAGGGTCTGGCTGATGGCGCGCATGGCGCGCACATCCTGCTCACAGTACGCCACCATCTCAGCCATCAGCGCCGCGTCCTCGCGGAAGGCGCCGTCGGCCTGCGGGACGGACAGCAAGCGGATTAGCTGCGCGCCGCGGTGGTCCTTCTTCATGCTGGCGCCAGCGAACCGGCCAACATCCTCCAGCGAGCCTGGCGCGCAGTTGGAGCGTGCCTGTGCTGCAGTGCAATAAAACTGTTCCAGCTTGAAGTTGATCTGCAGGACGTACCAGAAGATCAGCCGCTCAAACGCGGCGTTGTGGGCGTAGATCAGGCCGGTGTGGCCGCGCACGGCCTCGGGGAACGGCTCGCCGGGGCGCCAGGTCACCACCTCGCCATCGTCAAAGGCGTAGGACATGCACAGCACCTCGGTGCTAGCGTCCTGCGCGTAGTTGTAGACGCCATGCTTCTTGAGGTCGCAGCGGCTGCGGGTCTCAAAGTCAATCCAGAGTACAGACATAAAAATAGGGGCCTAAGCCCCTTCTCCGTTTCGGTTGATTGATCATGGGCGGGGGCCTCGATTTGGGCTTCAATAAATCACAGCGGAAAACCAGAAAACGCTGTGAGTCACCATCCTCGATTGCTGGCTTAACAGCCCCCAATTCAATCAGACCGAACGGCGCCGACGGCCAGGTGCTGCCGGCTCATCTGCCGGCGCCGGCCCGGCGTCAGCCGCCGGCTCGGCGTCCATCGACACCCACTCCTTGACGACAAACACGGGAGTGAAGATGCGCCCGTACTGCTTGTGCTGGTAGTGGTCCTTGCCCAGGGTCACGACAGGCACCGGGCGGGTCTGGTCCTTCTCAACCTGCGCGGCAATGGCCACGGCCAACTCATGCACGGCGCGCTTGCCGCCCACGCTGGTCACGGTGTAGCGCACATCCATGCCGCTGTCCTCACCGCTGATGCACTGCAAGGAGAAACCCACCTGCGGTTCCCACCCTTTGCGGGCCGCGGACGGCGCCGGCCCGATCTCAGGCACCGGCTGGGTGATGGGGCCCATCTTCTCGGCCAGCACCTCACCCTCACCCCAGGCGATGAAACCGTGGACGAACGAGAACGGGTTGACGGCCCAGCGGCTGGTATCTTCCACTTCTTCCTGGTCGGTGCCGAACACCCAATGGCCCGTGCGGTCCATCTTGAGGATGGCGGTCATGCCGCTACCCCCTGCCGGAGCGATGGCGCGCAGGGCGCTGGTCAGGGAAGAGACTGCCGGCAGGCCGGCGTTAGAAAATGCAACGAGAGAGGTCATTACTGTAGTTCCTTAGACTAGTTTGGAGAGGGCGGCGGTCAGTTGCTGCCCGATGAGTAGTACCGGCGGGCGGGGATCGCTCTCCGCTGCCAGCGTGTTGCCGCTCGACACTGCCACCACAACATCAGGAGGCAGCGCCAGCTTGCGCTTTTTCAGCACCTTTTCCGCTTGGGCGGGGCTGAGGAGACTTGTCTCGGTGACGTCGCTTTCCGCGACACCATCCAGGGCCAGCAGCGCGGCCTTGGCCTTCGCTTCGCTGGTCCACTGGCGCGTTGCGCGCTTCGATACCAATTTATACCCCGGCACGGCCAGACCTTTCTCAAGGCGGGCGAACGCAAGGGCACGGGCGTCGTTGATAAACGTCTCCAACTGGTCGGCCAGCGCCAGCGCGGTGGCCAGGGACGCGGAGTCTACGCCCTCCAGCGCGGTGCGCGCAACCCGGTCGATCGCGCCCGTCATCTGCGGGCAGATGGGCTTGGCCGTACACCAGCGGCAGTGGTCGCCCACTGACAGAGGCGCGTCGGGCAGTTGCGAGCGCTTGACGGCCCGCACCAGTTCGGCCTCGAAGTCAGCGATGCGCGCCGGCGTTGTCACCCAGCGCCGGGTGTACGGCGGCTGCACGATAATGATCTCAATCTCATCGACGCCGTCGAACACCCACTGCGTCTCCGGCGTACGCATGGCCGCCGCGGCGTAGAACATCCCTTGCATGTTCTCCTCCGCGTCAACCATCACGCCGTCGCCGAACTTCCAGTCCAGCACGACGGCGCGGTTGCGCTGCCGCCCGATCAGGTCAGTGCTGCCGAACACGCCCGGCAGCAAGTCACCGAAGCCGACACGCACCTCGGTGACGTAGCGCAGCGTCATCGCCGGGTCGATGGTGTCCAGCGTTTGGACAGCATAGACTAGCTTCTCGATGTGGTCCTCGGTGATGACCACGCCGTCCACCGTCTTGCCCAGCAGCATCGGCACGGTCAACGTGTCGTCGTTGACCAGGCGGTCGATGCAGGTGTGCAGCGCCGTGCCCTCTGCAGCGTACTTGCTGCTGGGCTGGCGCGGCATCTTCTGCACCAGCACGACTGAGCCGGGGCAGTTGATGACACGCTTGGCCGATGAGCCGCCGACGACGTTACTGTGCTGCATGGTTTGCCTGTTTGATTAAGTTCTTTGCCAGCCACTTTGCGAAATGCAGTTCTTTATCTTGGCCGGCATAGCGAAAGCGACTAAAGGTCACCCCCCACCCACCTCTGTGATACCTGCACATACAAGGCGCGTTTTCATGGTCAAAGATTGGGCGCACGCGGTCTTTGCTGCCGCAAATTACGCACCCAACAGCGGTCATATGCGCTTGTTCGCGCGCGACTGTGTCAAGTATTTCGCGGTAGAGCGCTTCAATTTTTGCCGCCGCAACGGGATTATTTGCCAGTGCCAATTTTGATCCCCTCTTTGGCAAGTGTCAGCGGCTCAAAACGCAGGCCGCTTTTGTAGAACATGGCAGCGTCGATCTCAAGGCGCTTAGTGTTGATAATTTGCACTGCCAGCTTGGCAACCGCAGAAGCGCGGTGGTTGTCGCTCTTGCCGGCGCGCAAAAGATCAAACTCTTGAAACAGCGCCTCACAAAGGCCTTCGCTAGTGCGCGGCGTGACGTTGTTAGAGTGAGCCATCGTCTTCGGCCTCCTCGACGCGAGTAAAGGTGGCGGTCGGTGCGAAGGTGTAGGTGTTGAGATCCGTCAAGTCCATGAGCGGCCCAAAGTTATGCCGCACGTAGTCTTGCAAGATCTGCTTGATGTCTTCAGTGTTGAGGATGATCTGCACTTTCGAGTCCTTTCGGTGGTTGGGGCATCCAGTGTAGCGGCAAAACAAAGAGCTTGTGCAAATCTTTTTTGCGCTGTAAAGTCTCGGACATGGACAAACTTGAAATTTTTGGCGGCCATGCTTGAGCGCGACGTTGAGAAGAAGCTGGTCAAGGGCGTGGCCGCGCTGGGCGGCGTTGCCTACAAGTTCACATCGCCTGCGCACCGCGGCGTGGCTGACCGGCTGGTGCTGCTGCCAGGCGGGCGGGTAATCTTTGTTGAACTGAAGACAGATAAGGGCGTGCTGTCGCCGCTGCAGAAGGTGTTCGCCGCCGACATGCAGCGCTTGGGCCAGCAGTACGTTTGCCTGTACGGCCCCGACGATGTGGCGGCGTTTCTACTAACACTGAAGGAGAGCAAGTGATCACTATCCCTCTTGAGTTGCTGCAGGCTATCCGCGACAGCCTGTTTGACTTTTGCGACGGCAAACCGTTTGAGGACCGCGACATGACCGTGCTGGACGCGGTCAACGATCTGCTGGAAGAAGCGCGCGCCGCCCTGGCGCAGCCAGTGCCTGATGCCATCCACTGGCCGCAGGTTGTCGCCTACCCAGGCGGCAATGGTGGGCTTGGTGCGTGGGTGGACATCAGCACCGGAGACGGCCCCGAGCACGTGCAGCGGTTCCATGCAGCAGCGCACCCCCAGCCAGCGCCGCTGACGGATACGCAGATTGACCAGATCACCGCCGAGCATTGGGGGCGCGGGCTTGGTGCCCTGTATGCAGCCTACCGTGCGTATGCCCGCGCCATTGAGCAGGCACACGGCATCGTGCCGGCGCCCGCCACCGTCACCACCGGGGAGTAAGCGATGCACTGCACAACGCCCGAAACGCTGACGGCCCGCAAGCCGCACGTTTGTCAGAGTTGCGGCGAATCAGTGGCGCCGGGCGAACAGTACATGCGCTGGCGCTGCTATGACGGCGGGGAAGTTGGCACCGTGAAGATGCACCCGGAATGCCATGCAATGCACAACGCTGACGCGGGCGACATGGGTACATGGGAGTTCACTCCGTTCAGCCATGAGCGGCCGGCGCCCACCACCGACACCAAGGAGCGGTGAGCCGTGCTGCACTACCACGGCACCCCGATTACGCCACGCGCCCAGCTTGAGCGCATGGCCGGGCGCATGTTTTGCGTGAGCTACGCGGCCCCGCAAGACCTGGCAACGTGCCTGCGCATTGGGCAAAGCGTGATGTTGGACAACGGAGCCTTCAGCGTCAAGACGCGCGGCATTGCCTTTGACATGCCGGGGTTCTATGCGTGGATCGAGCCGCGCCTGGGCCACCCGCATTGGGCTGTGGTGCCTGACGAGATTGGCGGCACCGTAGAGCAGCAGCGCGCAATGGTGGCGACATGGCCGCACCGCAAGCAATACGGGGCGCCCGTGTGGCACCTGGGCCTGCCGCTTGAGTACCTGTTTGACCTGTGCAACGACTGGCCCCGTGTGTGCATCGGCAGCAGCGGCGAGTTTTGGCAGGTTGGCAGCGCCGCATGGTGTGGCCGCATGGATGAGACCTTCAACGCGCTGGTGCAGCAGTTCGGCCGCGTGCCGTGGCTGCATGGGCTGCGGATGCTTGGGCAAGCTGCCGGGCCGTGGCCGCTGGCAAGCGCCGATTCAACCAACGTGGGCCGCAACTTCAAAGACGGCACCGGCTGCGCCGAATGCATGGCGCAACGCATCGATTCCATCAACCCGCCGACTCTGTGGACAGAGCGGCCAATTCAAGAGGCTCTATGCTGACCGCTGCAATCTTGATCTATGCCGCCGCGATGACCGTGGCAAACCTGAGCATCGCCCACTTCGGGCCGTGGGTTAGCCCCATCAATGCATTCATTTTGATCGGCCTGGACTTGGCGCTGCGCGACTGGCTACACCTTCGGCTGCGCGCTTGGCAGATGCTTGCGCTGATCGGTGCATCGGGTGCGCTGACCTATGCGCTGAACCCTTCTGCGCAGCACATCGTCATCGCATCGGCTGCGGCTTTCACGCTGGCTGCGCTGGTGGACTGGCAGGCATTCACCCGGCTGACCGGCTCATGGCTGCGGCGCAGCTTGGGCAGTAACGTGGTCGGCGCGGTGGTTGATACCGTGGTGTTCTCTGCGCTGGCTTTCTGGCTGCTCTCGCCTGCACCCAAGCCGCTGGAAGTCGTGGCGCAGATTGCCGCGCTTCAGTTTGCCGCGAAGGTTGCAGGCGGGTCGCTGTGGGCCTGGGCATTGAGCCGGGTTGCGGCGCCCACCACCGGGGAGGGGCAATGACCAACCTAGACCGACTAGCCGAAATATGGGCCGAACTCGACCCGGTGGACGACTGGCGCCCGCACATCCGCGATGCCATTGAGGAAATCACCCGCCTGCGCGCCGACCTTGCTGTGTCAATGAACACGGCGCACCGGGCGCAGAAGATGGCGGCGCAACTGCTGAACGAACGCGCCCTTGCCGCTCCCAGCGTGCCCAGCGGGGAGCCCGACATTGCCGCGAAGCTGCGCGACCCGGTGGCAGTGCATGCCGCAATGCTGCGCGGCGAGATTGCAACGCCGGCCATCCGCGACATGCTGCATGTATACGGCGCCGACGCGCTGGCGCGGTGGGATGCCGCTCCCAGCGTGCCCAGCGGGGAGCCTCAAGGTGTAGGCACTGCCGACTTTGAGGCTTGGTGGTCGGACCACGGACAGTTCTGCCGGGCTGGTGGCGGGGACTACGAAAAAACCTTTGCCTATCGCGCATGGAATGCAGCCCGCGACCTTGACCGCCAAGACTGGAGCCGAGTTCATCATGCGCTGGCAAAGCACGGCAAGCACCCCGGCAGGACTGACGACCATCTGGCCGATGTCATCGACCGCGCCATTGCCACCCCGCAGCCAGCCCCAGCAGGGTGGCGGCTGGTGCCGTCCGAAGCAACCGAAGCGATGTGCAAGGCTGCTGTGATCTTCGCCAACGGCAGCGCCGTCTACAAGAACGTGGCTACCGAATCCCTCAAGATCGAAGAATCTATATACGGTGAAGCCTACGCCGCAATGCTTGACGCCGCACCGGCAGCACCTGGGGGCGCGCAGTGATCCCCACCATCATCATCCAGCCTGCCGCACTGGACCGCGAAACCGCCGCCGCCTATGTCGGGCTGAGCGTGACCACGATGGAATCGCAGGCGCAGGCCGGGCTATTCCCGCAGCCGCGCCAGATCGGCGCCCGGCGCGTGGTGTGGCTGCGCGAGGAACTGGACGCGCACCTGCGGGCGCTGCCGGTTTCAACGATCAGGCCGGGGCCTGGGCGGCAAGCTGCTCCAGCCGCTGCGCCAAGCGCGTGATCCACACCCGCCGCTCGGCGTTGTACTGGTGTCGGTCGTAGACGCTCACGATGCCAGGCTGCATGTGCCCCAGGATGGCCTCGGCCACCTCGGCCGGGCATCCCAGCGCGGCCAGCATCGTGCGCCCAGTGCGCCGCAGATCGTGCGGCGCCCATTCAGCCATTGCCAGGCGCGGCCTAATCCAGTCGGCATGTGATTCACACCGCGGGGTGTGCGACCACACCGCAACGCCGATGGCCTTCTGCTCGATGTGCCCCGACTTGCCGCGCGATGCGAACAGCCACACGCCTGGCGCAGCATCCAGCCGGCGGCGCACGATGGCCTCGGCCCGGCCCACCAGCGGCACGCGCAGATCCACCGTCAACGGGTTGCGCCGCATCTTGAGCTTGGCCCGCGGCACCGTCCACCACAGACCATCTGGCTCCGCTGTGATCTCGGCCCGCTCCATGGCCACCAGTTCGGCGCCGCGGCAGCAGGTCCACAAGTACAGAGTCAGCAGGTCGGCCATGTCGCGGCTGTGGTTCGGCATCCAGCGCAGCAACTGGCCCACCTCGGCATCGGACAGCACGCGCTTGACGGCGCCGATGTTCTTGCCCTCGACCACCTTGCCCTTGCTGGGCAGCTTGCCGCGCAGGATCAACCTCCACCAGTTCGGCGCACTGTCGGGTAGTTCGCCGGCATCCAGCGCGCGATCCCACGCGGCCCCCAGGATCTGACGCAGCGCGCCGGCCACCACCGGCTTGTGCCGCTTGCCGTCGATCAGGCTGAACGCATCTCCGCGCGTGACCTCGGCCGCGGGCTTGTCGGCCAGGTCGCCAAGCTCGACGCGCACCAGGCGCTCGGCCTCGTTGTAGGTTTTGGGCGCCACCGTGCCCTGGTAGCCTGCCAGCCAGTGGTCGCAGGCCCGGCGCACGGTGTACGCCTCGGCCTGCGCCTGGGCAGCGGCCTCGGTGCGCTGCTGGCGCTTGTCGGCCGCCGGGTCGGCGCCGGCCTCGCGCGCCTGGCGTAGCTTTTCCCACGCGGCCAGCGCGCCCGGCAGGCCCAGCGCCGGCCAGTGCCCAAGCCGCACCTGGCGCATCTTGCCGTCGGTCGGTGACTTGTACCTGTAGACCCAGGTGCGCGTCGATACCGTGGCCACCAGGCGCAGCCCTGGCGCGCCCGGCACAATGAGGTGGTCACCAGGGGGCAAGGCTTTGGCCGCCCGAGCATCGAACATGGAAAAGTTACGCCGTCTGCTGAAGTTACGCCAATGCTACGCCAGCAAACGGGGCGCAGCCGGGTGCAGTCGGGCGTCCTGGCGTAACCTTCAGCGTGGGTTCTCATAGGTGAACGGGTCGCCTAGCAGGGAACACACCCCCATGATGGCCCAGCGTCTGACCGGGCTAGATTGAGCTTCGGTGGCGAAAGTTACGCCGAAAACTGCGCCGCCCGCATCCTGCCAGCAGCATCAGCCAGCAGCCCCCGCAGCGCCTCGATGCCCGCCAGGTCGAGATGCACGCCCGCCATCGCCGGCCCAATCACCCACACGGTGCAACGGTCCAGCAGATCGGCCGGCAGATCCACCGCCGCGCGGGTGCCGTCCAGGCCGGCAACGTCGCCGCACAGCATGTGCGGAACGTGGGCGGCGGACTGCAGCATCACGCGCCCAGCATCTCGGGGCACACCGTCGCGGTGGAATAGCGCCCGAATCGGTCGTGGTAGGTCACCGCAGTCACCGTGCGGTCAGCAATCCACCCGCCCCGGGCTGCGTAGGCATCACGCGCGGCCAGGGTTGGGTGCTGGATCACGTGCACGCCTGAGTGTTCCTTTTCTTCCACGTGGTGCCGGTGGCCGCAGTGCACGTAGCGCTTCGTCGTGCTGCCCCACACTGTCGGGAATTGCGCAGCGAACAACAACGGCAGTTCTGCCGGCTTGCGAAGGTGGCCGTGGTGCCAGCCGATCATGGTGGCGCCGTGCTGGTGCACGTAGTACGGCAGCGGCGAGTCGATGACCTGCACGCGGGGCTCGCGCTCGTAGAGCGCCCCAAACAGCGCGCGCAGCCACACCGACGATGCGGTGTCGTGGTTGCCCTCGGCCATCAGCACCACCACGCGCCGGTGCTTGGCCAGCGCCAGGTTCACCACCGTTCGCAGTACGCGAATGGCGACCGCCACCACCTTGCTGAATCGTCCGTCTGCGTCCAGCACATGCCCGCTGGTGGGCGTCACCGGCAGCATGGAATCCTGGTGCAGAAAATCGCCCAGCTGCGCTACCACGCATAGATCTGCTGCAGGCGATGCCTGGATCATCCGCTCGAAACAACCGACCAGCGTGGCCTCTGCGATCTTCAGATCCCAATCGGCACCACCCTCACGGTGCCAGCACAAGGCGCCTACGTGCGAATCGGTCAGCGTGTAGACGTTGCACAGGCTGGCCTCTGTAGGGCCGTCAAACAGCACCGGCTCTTTGCGCGGCACATCGTCCATGAGGCTGGCGATGATGTCGCGGATGATCTGCTCGCGCTGGGCGTCATCGGCCGAGGACTTCACCCACTGCAGAACAGGCTCGGGCTCGCCCCTGCGGTAAAGCGTCGAAGCGCCGCGCAGCTTTTGGCCCGGCGCAACCGGACGCGTCAGGTCGTGGTCTGGGGAGTAGCCCGCCATGGCGGCCTTGGACCTGACCGCCGCCACCGCGCAGTCAATGGCGTTGCGGTGCACCCCCATTGCCTTCGCTGCCTTGCGTGCGCTGCCGTGCTTTTCGATGGCCTCCAACTTTTCAAGCTGGCGCACCGTGGCGAACTGGTAGAGCTTTGGATCAATCATTGGCCCGCCTTGAATTGATCGCAGGCCGGCTCGGTTGTGTCGAGCTGTGGCCAGAACGTGACCTGGTATGGGTCACCGTTTGCGTCGATGAGCATTTGCGCCAGGGCTGGCCCGGCCTTGCAGTTGCCCCAGTCCTCGCCCTCTGCGCGGCGGAAGCATCGACAGTCCCCGCACGTTGGTTGAACTTGAACCAGTGCGGGGGCTTGCTTCATGGTGTGTCGTCTCGGGTCTTGGGTTGGTCGATCAGCCGCGCCAGGATGACGCCCAGCCCGATCACGCCGGGGATGCGCTCGGGGCCAATGCCCAGCAGCGCCAGCACGGCCGCCTGTTGGTCTGCGGGCAGCGCGCCGTACACCACGGCCACGGTGGCGATCTGCACCGACAACATGCGCCAGGCGCGGCCGGCGTTGGGGATCAGCCTCATGATGTGGCCGCCTGTCCTTTGACCAGCGCCAGCACGGCGCCCCAGCCGCCCAGGATGTAGACCCCGGCGATGATCGCAACCACCCAGGCCACGCGCGTGGCCGCCGCTTTGATGCCGCCCAGCAGCCAGCCGCCGGCCGCACTTTGCGCCTGCTGGCGCATGGCGACCCCTGCCGCCTCCCACAGCGCCGGATTGCTCACGGCGCGGGTGATGCCCAGCTCGACGGCTGACGCAATCGCCGCCTCGTTGGCGCGTTTCATGGCTTCGATCTCACCGTCAATGCGTCCGATTTGGCTGGCCAGGTAGTCGTCGGCCCTGTCGCGGGTGTGTGGCTGGTCTTGTTGCAGCATGTTGGCGCTCAAATGGATTGCAGGGCGGCCAATGCGGCCGCCAGAGCAGATTGGATCTGGTCAGCATCCCCCGCGGCCTGCACGGCCAGCTTGCCGACGCGGCGGGCCTGCTCGATGGCCGGGCCGGCGCCGGCGTGGAAGGCGTCGGCAACCGCCACGATGGCCTCGGCAGCGGCCAGGGCCGTGCCGCCCACGGCCGCCGCTTCGGCGGCCACATAAGCCGGCACCGGAGAGTCGGCATCGGCAGCGTGGGCGCTGATGTAGGCCCGCGCCTGGGCAAACTTGACGGCGTACACAACCGCCTGGCCGACGGCCAGCGTCTGGTGCCGCCCGCGGGCCTCGCCGGCTGCGCCGTCTATGGCCCGAGCGGCAAGCGCCCGCTGCGCGCCGATGCTGCGGTTGCTCATGTCCGGTCCACGTAGACGTACATCGCGGCGTAGCCGACGGCCAGCGGGGCGTCATTGCCGCTGGCAGCGATGCGGATGGTCAGTTGCGCCCGCTTTTCTAGATAAGTGCTAGGCCCGCCCGGCGATTGACTCAGCTGGTATTTCTTCTCGGTCGACAGCGACTGGTAGCTGGCTGAGTTGCCCGCCAGCAGCGCATCGCCCACCACGGTGTTGGAGACGCGGTAGCTGCTGCCGATGCCACTGGTCGTTGGCGAGTACCAGTTGCCCGCCGCCGTCCAGCTGCTGTTGTCCAACGAAGTTTCGACGGTGCCGTCGGTTTTGAGCCGCACGTAGGCATTCGCCGTGGTATTGATGGTGATGCCGTTGGTCACGTCCGCCGCAAACGAAACCGGGTAGGCACTTGGCACGGCGCGCTTGATCTTGCCCACCTGCACCACGATGTTCTGCGTCGGGTAGCCGCTGCGCGTGGCCGTGACCGTGACGGTGCCGGTCTCCAGGCCGGTGCCGATGTCGGTGATGGTGACCGTGGCGCCGCTGATCGACGTGGCGATGCTGCCGTCGCTGCTGGCGCGGCTGATCGACCAGCTGCCGGTGTCGTCGGTCGCGCCGATAAGCACTTGCATGGTCGTGGCAAATGACTGGCTGGAGTCGATTAGCCCGGTGGAATCGGCGGTGAAGTTGGCCACCAGGCGCGTCAGGCTGCTGCTGACTGCAGGGGTGCCGGCCGCACCGTTGGTGCCATTGGTGCCATTGGTGCCGTTGGCGCCGTCTTGCGCCAGCAGGCTGGCCGCGGCCCACTCACCGGTGCCCAGCGTGTCGGTGGCTGAGCTGCTCAGCGCAGATGCCGTGGTCACCCACCGATAGGCCCCGCCAGTGGTCGGTAGTGTCTGCGTCCAGCCGTTGTCGACGCCCGATGCAATGCCGGTTGTAAACGTGTATGTCGCCGTGGCCGATGGCAACGCAGGCGGCGTGCTGCTGCCGGTGCGTTGGAACAGGTACACCGTGGCGGCATTCAGTCCGTCAACACCGCTGCTGCCATTGCTACCGTTGGACCCGTTTGAGCCGTTCGCGCCGTTGGCCGCCAGCACCACCGGGCTTGCCCATTCGCCGCTGGTGATGCTGTCGGTGGCGCCGCTGCTGCTGGCCGTCGCCACCGACACATACAGCGGGTCAGCCCCTCCTGGAGGGGTTGCCTGCCAGCCGTTGTTCAACCCGGTGATGGCCGCGCCGGAAAACGTGAAGGTCGCGGTGGCGCTGGGCACTGCTGGGGCCGAGGTGGCGCGCTGGTAGATGTACACCAGGGCCGTGCTGAGCCCATCGGCGCCATTCGTCCCGTTGGTGCCATTTGTGCCGTTGGAGCCGTTGGAGCCGTTGGAGCCGGCAGACCCCGCCTTGCTGCGGCTGATGCTGTACACCTTGTCGATGGTCACGCTGGCGTATGCCGCGCGCAGCGTGGCGGTTGCGGTGTCGGCGCTGGTGTCGGTGACGGTGTAGATGCCGGACGATGCAATGCTGATGCTCACGCCCGAGCTGCTGGCCACGCTGTAGGTCACCGCTACTGTGCCGGTCTTGTCGGTCAACCCATCAAAGACCATGAAGATGCCGCCCGCCGCGCCGTAGCTGCCGCCGCTGCCATCGGCGGCCGTTTGCACGGTGTGGGCTTCGTTGGACAGGATGCCGACCACTGCGTTGACACCGGGGCCGCCCGGGCCGCCTGGTGCGCCCTCGCGCACCTTCACCACGGTGATGATGTCGGTCAGCCCGTCCTGGGCCACTTGCACGGTCACCGCGTCGGTGCCCATGTCGCTGTAGGCCAGCGTGCGCAGCCCGCCCGACCCGCCCAGCGTTGCGGTGCCGCTGATCACGCTGATGGCGGGGCTGCCGCCCAGGTTCTGCCCCGCGGCGGTGAATGTGATGCTGCTGGGCGTGGCCGCGCCAACATACGGCACCTGGAAAACTTGCGACGTGGCCGTGAGAAACAGTGCCTTGGCTGATGCGCCGGCCGCCCCGGTTTTGCTCTTGGCAATGCTGTAGCGCTTCAGCAGGAACACATCGCCATAGTCTGCGCGCAGGTCGCAATAGCCGCTGTCAGCCGTGAATGAAGTGACCGTGTACACGCCTGTCGACGCAATGCTGACCGACAGGCCACCGCTGATTCCGTCGATGTAGTACGTCACACCGGCCGTGCCGGTCACATCGGTCAGACCGTCAAAAACCATAAACGTGCCGCCAGCCCCGACCAGGCTGCCGCCGCTACCATCGGCCGCCGTCTGCACCGTGTGCGCCTCATTCGTCAGCACGGCCACCACAGCGTTAGCGCCGTCTTGCACCAGGTCGGGTGCGGTGATGGTGATGCTGGCCGACACGGTGGCTGCTGACCGGTTGCCACTGGTGTCGACGTGGCGCACATAGCGCGTCAGTGTGCCGGTGGCCGTCACCGTCTCGGGCCATTCGGACACCCGGCCTGACCACAGCGCACCGCTGCCGCCCCAGCCGCTGTCGGTGCTGCGGATCTCAGTGCGCTGGTAATCGGCCTCGGTCGATGCCGTCCAGGCCCAGCGCACCCGCCCCTTGCTGACGGTGGCCGCAAACCCCGCCACATTGGCCGGTGCGGCTGTCTTGCCCACCACCACCACGCTGGCATAGGACCAGTTGCTGCGCACGCCCAGCGGGTTGACTTGACGGATGCGCACCACCAGCACCTGGCCATCGGGCACCGGGGCAATCCATGTCTCGGTTGCCGAGCCGGGCATGGCGGCCAGGCTTTGCCAGTCCTCTGCGCCGCCAATGGACCACTCCAGCTCGATGCGGCCGGCTTCGATGACGAACTGGTCAACGCTGGCCGCCCAGCTTGCATAGGCGCGGCTGATGATGGTGCCGTCATCCTGCCGCCACAGCTGCGCGGTGCCGGTTGCCAGCGCAGGCGCGGCCAGCGCCGCGGGCCGGGTGTAGGGGCTCGGCAGGTCCGTGTCGGGCGCCGGGTCCACCGCGGTGGCCTCGCCGTAGTTCCAGGCGTACACCGCCGATGCGGTCTCGCGCCAGGTGTAGCGCAGCGTGCCCTCGGGCGACCAGGTGCGGTCGATCACCTCGAACACCTTGCCGCTGCCCCAGCCGTAGCGCGGCAGGATCAGCAGGGTGGTGTCGGTGGGGGCGTAGTCGTAGGCGCGCAGGTTGGTGGTGGCCTGCACCGTCACCGCCTGGCGGCCCCGCTCCAGCTCGATCTTGCCCAGGCGCTGGGCGCGCAGGGCGTCCATGGCGCCGGGCATGGTGATGTCGCGCACCACCTGCACGCCGCCGTCCTGCGTCACGTAGGTGGCGTTTGTCACCAGCGGCGCCTGCACCTGTGCCCAGCCCTGGCTGGGGTCGCGGTACGTGACACGTACCGCATTGAACAGCGCGCTGCGGCTCACCTTGGGCGTGACGGTCACGCCGCCATCGGCCAGGTGGTCCTCGGTGATCTCGGCGCCAGCGCCGGGCGTGCGATAGGCGCCTGGGCGCAGCAGCCAGCGGCCCTGCGTCCACACGCAGTGCCCAGCCATGCTGCTGAGCAGATCCTCCAGCACATCACGCGGGGCCTGGTCGGCGCCGAAGCTGCCGTTGTAGATGTAGCGCTTCTGTGTTGTACCGCCCACATTCAGCGTCACGGTCTCGTCGCAGATGTTGGCCGCGGCAATCACCTCGGCCGATGGCACCTCGCCCGCACTGGCGCGCATGCCATAGGTGGTGTCCTTCAGCCAGTCGGCTGTGATCAGCGCGGCGTTGTCGGTCCAGACGGTGGTGCCGGTGCGCGGGTCGGCCACCTTCTTGCCGCGCACCGTGCACATGATGCGCGACAGGTCGAAGTTGGCGAACATCTCCGGGTCGAACTTCAGCATCACGTACAGGTAGCAGATGCCGGTGCCCTTGTGCGCCGTGGTCCACTTTCCGCCGCTGGCGGCCACCAGGTCGGCGTCGGCCGTCTGGCCGGCCGCGCCCAGGAACTTGCGGATGCGCACTTTTTGCGCGGGGGTGCCGTATTCATAGCCGACCGTCAGCGATTCGCCAGCGGGCAGGCCCGAGATGGTGACCGACCCCGGCGTGTGCGTGCCGCCGTAACTAGCGCCGTCCACACTTTCGCTGGCAGCCCGGCTGATGTCGGTCACCTTGCTAGCCGCCTGCGGCAGCGTGATGGTGCCGCCGCCAGACACCGTGGCGTAGTGAGTGGCCCGATTCACGATGTCGGTGCCGAACGCGCCCGATGTGATCCAGCCGCTGGCGTCAGGCGTGGGCAGCAGCTCGTCGCCAAACCAGACCTCTTCGATGGCGTCGCATTCATGCGCGGCCAGGGCGATGACGGCGTGCAGGAACTCCTTCTTGGTGCCGGTGGACTGCGCGAACACCAGCACGCCGCCCACGCGGTCGCGGCCGTAGATCACACGGCGCGGCGCCACGGCGCTGCGGAAGGTGATTTCGCGGTCTTTGAGCGATGCGTTATAGGCCGCCCTCGCCTTGGCCTTGGCGCGGCGCTGCATGGATGCGCTGCCGGCCACGGTGGCCGAGAACACGGCCACGTTGGCAATGAGTGTGGCGTTTGTGACCAGGAAGGCGCCAACGGCAGACTCCAGGCCCAGGCCGATCAGCACCAGTTCAGCCGCCAGAATGGTGGGCACCGTTCAAACCCTCCAGGCGCATCGCGCCAGATGCATCGGGCCGTTGCCCAGGCCGGCCGGCCCCGGCATCCACCAGCGCAGACCATCGGCAATGGCCAGGCCGTAGCGCCTGGCGCGGCCACCGTGCACCGCCAGCTCGACCATCAGCACATCGCCCCGCTGAGCCAGCGCCGGTGTTGCCAGCGTGGGAAGCACTCGATTCACGGCAGCGGCCAGCCCACGGCTGCGGCGCAGCAGATCGGCCGCCTGTTCAGCGCTGCCCCACTGCTGCGGCAAGACATCGCGCCCGGTCATTGCCTGCACGGCGCCAGATGCAAACCGCGCGCAGTCATTGCCGCCCAGGCTGTAGGGCACCTGACGCATGGCCGCCAGGTAGTCGGCCAGCCGCTCGGGCCAGTCAGGCAGGCGTTGCAGGGTGGCGGTCATTGACGGAAAAAGCTCTTGTCAGGCCAGACGATGGTGGCCTCGGTCAGTGCGGCGGCATGCTCAAAGAACAGGTCGCTAGCGTCGATGCGCTGCTGTTCCTGGTGGCTGAACAGATGCCCAGGCGGCTGCTGCCATGCCAGCATGGAATGCTCGGCCGTCACGCGGATGACCGGCGCCGCGGGGTTGTCGTCGATGGTCATCACATCGAGCGTGCCGCTCCACACGTTGGGGTCCACGCGCAGGGTCGGCGGACTGGTTCTCTCGTCCACCACGCCCAGGCGAAGGATGACGGCGCGGCCCTGGACCTGCTCAAACGCGCCGGCCAGGTTGGCGCTGCCGTGGGCGGCCAGGGTGAAGGTGAGCCCGCGCGCCTCGGTGTCGGTCTCGGTGGTGGGCTCGATGGTGCCGATGCCCTGCGCGGCCACGTAGGTGTTGCCGCTCCACGCCACATCGTGCGGGGTGCTGGCCAGGTACTGCGTGCCGCCGTCCAGGTACAGCTCGATGAGCAGCAGCATCGTCACATGCGGCTGGCCCACCGCAGTGACGAACTCCGTGGCCAGGCCGGTGCGGCTCATGCGAACGCCTCCACCAGATCCAGAGACATGCCAGGCTCCACGTTGCCTGGCATGCGCGGCAGGGCGATGCCGGCCTCGGTTCGCACGTACAGCGCGGTGGGCTTGTCCAGCGTCACGGCGCTGCCGCCGGCCACTGCCGCGCGCAGCATGTGGCGCACCTCCACAGTCATGACACCCGAGCCGTCGGCCGTGGCATCAGCCACCACGCGCACCAGCTGCCCGCCGGTCAGCCCCAGCCAGTCGCCGGCCAGCAGGGTGGCGCTGGCACCGCACCCGGCCAGCACGATGCTGGTGGCGAACTGCGCCGCGCTGGCGCTCAACGTCACGCCCGTCAGGGCAATGGTGCCGCGGGGCCGCGGGTTGCGCAGGTCCCACATCTGCACCCGGTGCTGGCGCCCACTCAGGCGCAGCAGGTAGCCCTCGACCTCGGCCCGCTGGGCCTGGGTGTGCGGGGCAAAGTCCATGCCCCAGCCCCAGCGTGCGCCGGGCATGCCGGTGGTCTGCACGTAGCCCGACAGCGCGCTTTCGGAGGTGCGCTGCGTGTTGTCGACCACGCGCAATTCATGCGTGGCGGGCACAAAGTGCCGGCTGGCCGGCCAGGCGTAGGTGGTCATGCTGCGCCCTCGGCATAGGTGCGGCGGCGGGCGTCGGCCACGGCGCGCACCGTCTGGATCTTGGCCACCTGCATGGCGGCCATCACATCGTTGCGGCTGACCTGCGAGCCCACGGTGATGTGCTGCACCACCTGGATGGTGCCGCCACCACCCAGCGCGCCGTTGGGCGTGACGGTGCCGCCACGTGAGCCTGCCAGCAGCCAGTCCTGCCCACCGCTGGTGAACAGCTCCGGGCCAGACTCATTGACCCGCTGCATGCTCCAGGGCTGCACCGTGCCGCCTGCGGCTCGGCCGATGCCAAAGCTGAACAGGCTGGAGAACAGTTGGCCGAACAGGCCCGACCCGCCGCCGGCCACCGCGGCGCCGGGCTTGGCGGCCAGGTTGCCGAACAGCGCGCTGGCCAGGTCAGCGGCCAACGCCTCGCTGGCCATCTTGAGCAGCAGGTTGCTCCACAGCTTGCCGATGTTGTCGAAGTCGCCGCGCAAACTGGCCTCGATGGTGGTGCCCAGCGCGTCCTGCACGTTGCTGGCGAAGCGCTCCAGCGCCTTGTTGCTGGCGTCGAATGTCTCTTGGGCCGCGTCCTTGATGCCGCCGATGTTCTTGACGATGCGCTCCAGCTCGGCGTCGGTGAACTGCTCACCCGCCGCCAGCCGCGCCTCTAGCCTGGCGGTCTGCGCCTGCTTCAGCGCGTCAGCCGTGCGGCCTGCAAACCCATCCAGCTGGCCGTCCAGCGCATTCATGGCCTGCGCCTCACGCTCGGTGGCGCGGGCGGTCACATCAGCGAAGAATGCAGCTTCAGCGCGGGCGTCAGCCTCTTGGGCCAGCCGGGTGACCAGTTCTCTCACCGCCGGCAGCTGACCCTTGGCGCCAGCCTCCCGCAACGCGTTGGCCGCGCGCTGCACCTCGGTGACGGCGGTGACGGCCTCAGCCTCCTTGTACAGCTTGGCGATGTACTGGCCCAGCGCCTCGGTGCTGCGGTCGATCTCTTCTTTGGCGGGCGTGGTCGGCTTACTGACCGCTGGCAGCGACGGCAGCGCCGCGCTGCCGTTGCCGCGGCCCTGGCCGGCGCTGCCCAGGTTCAGCAGGTTGCGGTAGTAGTCGGCCACCCGGGCGATTTCGGCGCGCTCTTTCTGCAGCGCCTCCACGCGTGGGCCGCTGAATCGCTTGTTGAACCCGTCAGTGCCGTCGCTGGCCTTGCGGATGCGCTCGTCCAGCACCACCAGCTGCGCGTTGTAGGCGCGCAGACCCTCGGTGGGGTCGGCAAAGTTGAGCTTTTCTTTCAGCCCGGCCGACACGATGCCGCCGATGCCGCCGAACACCTGCTGGGCCACCTTGTAGCGCTCGACCAGTTCAGCCAGCGCGCCACCCAGGCCCAGCACCAGGTTGCGGCCCACGTCGGCGGCGGTGGTCTGCAGGGCGTACAGGGATTTGTTGAACCGCTCGGCTTGCTCGGCCTGCTCGCGCGTCACCGAAGCGTTGAGCTTGCCCGCCTCGGCCAGATCCTTGAGGAGCGGCGCGGCATCTTTGATGCTTTTGCCAAACAGTTCTTGCGTGATGCGCGCCTTGTTGCCGTCGTCCGCAAACCCGGCCAGCGCCACAGCGGTGCGCTGCAGCGCCACCGCGGGGTCGATCTGCTGCAACTCTTTGGCCGACAGGCCCAGCGCCTTGAACACGCCAGCTGCATCGCTGGCGGGGTTGCCCGCGGCGGCCAGCGCGGCGTTGAACTTGACCAGCACGCCAGACACATCCCCGAGCGTGCCGCCATTGAGCCTGGCCACACGCTCCAGCGCGCTGAGGTTCTCGATGCTGGCGCCGGTGGCGTCGGCCACATCGTTGAGCGCGTCCACCGCATCGGCCACACCTTTGACAAAACCCACCAGGCCGGCCGCGCTGGCCAGCGTGGCAAAGGCGGGGCCGATCAGCCCCGCGCTGGCGGCCAGCTGGCCGGCGGATGCGCTGGTGCTGGCCAGCTGGCCGCGCACCTGCTGCAGCACACGGCTGGCGCGGTCTTCAGCGGTGACGGTGATGCGGGCTTGGCTGGTCATGGCTTGGAGTTGTCGATCTCGCGCAGGGTGCTGCGGATCACGCGCAGCAGCTCCATGAGGTGGTGCCAATCCGGAACGGGGTGCAGGGCCTCGTAGACCGGCCAGCGCTCAGGCTGCCAGCCGGCACAGAAGCCCCAGCAGTCCAGCGCCATTTCGGCGGCTGGGCTGATGGCCGGCGGCGGCTCAGCCAAGCCCGCCAGCCCGGCCGCTTGCAGGGCGCGCATGTCATCACGGCCGGCGTGGTGCTTGACATGCGCTGCTAGTTTTTTGCGTCAGCCTCGATGGCTGCCGCGCGCTGGGCCATGCGTTGGTTGACCAGCTCGGCCAGGTCTTGCGCTGCTTCGTTCTGCGCGTCCAGCAGCAAAGACACGGCGCCGGCCTCCCACGGCAGCGGCGTGTCGCCATCGGCGCCGGCCTGCTCGGGCGGCAGCAGGTGCCGCACGCGCACGCCGGACCAGCCGATGATGGCGGCTTCCAGCACCGCGCGCTGGGTCACCAGCAGCGCGGCGCGGTCGCCGTTGGCCTGCATGGCGCCACTGCGCTGGGCAGCCAGCAGCACCTCATGCCGGGTGGGGATGCGCAGCGTGTAGGTGATCTCGCCCAGCGTGTGCCGCACCTCACGCGCAGCCAGCGCCCGCTGCTGCAGGGTTTGCAGATCCATGGCGCGGATCAGGTTGCGTAGCGGGTGGCGGCGCCGACGAAGGACAGCGAGATGCTGCCGCGCAGGGTGCTGTCCTCGATGGTCGGCACATCCTGCAGCGACCAGTAGGCGTTGGCCACGAGGCGGCTGTTGTTTGGGAAGATCATGCGCACGCCCGTGGCAGTGGCCGTTTCGCTTGCGGTCGACACGGTGCCAAACCAGGCCAGGCTCGGGTCATCGAACAGCGGCAGCGTCACCTGCACCGCGCTGCGCACGGTCGGGATCTGCTTCTGGGTGCGGTCGGTCAGCGTGGTGATGTCGGCAAACTGCTGCTCGCCGCCGCTCACGCTGATGCCGCTGGTGATCTGGCTGAGGTTCGTCCAGGCGGTGATGCGCCGGATACTGCCGGTGCCGGTGCCGGCCGGGTACAGGCTGGTGCTGGAGGTGTTGATGCCCTCGAATGTGATGTCGTTGGTGGCCACAGCCGACACACGCACGATGCGGCCATTCAAGCGGTCCCAGCCGCTGGTGACTTCCAGAAAGTCGCCCACCACCACCCCGTGCGCCGCGGCCAGCGTGGCCACGGCAGACGATGCATTGGTGATGGCCGTCATGTTGGACGACGAACCGTAGGTGGACGCAATGGCCACAAGGGTGCCGGTTGCAAGGGTGATCGCCATGGTGGTTGGCTCCTGTCAGGAATAGATGGTTTCCGGCGCAGCCGGTGTGGCGTAAAACTGCGCCTGCAGGCGCAGGGTGATGCGGCCCATGGCGGCTTCACCCTCGGTGGTGATGTCGCGGCTGATGGCCAGCAGGCGCAGGCTGTACGGCACGGGTGCGGCAAACAGCAACGCCAGGCCGCTGGCAGCCAGCGCGTGCATGCCGTCGTCCACATCGGCGACCGCGCGCAGACTGGCGGCAGCGTCTACATCCAGCTGGTGCAGGTTCAGGCCGTCCAGGGTGGCGGCCTGCACCACCTCGTCGGCCGCGGTCACTTTCCAGGCCGGCAGGCTGGCCTCGTCCAGCGGCCACAGCCGGCTGGTGTAGACGCGCCCGCCGGTGGCAGCCAGCGGCACCAGGCGCGCGGCCAGGGCGTCGATGACTTGGGCAGCAGCCAGGGCCATGGGTCAGCCCCTCGCCAGCACCAGGCGCTGGAAGGCGCCCTCGGGCGGCAGGCGCAGCACCTGGCGCACGCGGTAGGTCACGCCGTCAGCCACAAACACCTGACCAGCGGCAGCGGCTGCCGTGTCAGAAGTGCGCACGGTGGCCGCGGGGCCTTGGGTGATCATGTCGTCCAGCACGATCTCGGCCGCCGCATCGACGATGGCCGCCACCGGCGCCCCGGCCAGCGTGGCGGTGGCGCCAAACAGGTCCAGGTACAGGGTGGTGTCGTCCAGCGGCATGGCTCAGCCCGCCAGGTTGCGCGGTGGCGCCTTGGGGCGGGCCTTGGGCGGCGCCATGTCGGCCGCCGGCTGCACCGACACCTTGCCGGCGTTGGCCAGCTCGCGCGCCTGCTGGCGGTTGAGCTGCACCACCTCGCCCACCTCCACCCGCAGGCCCGCCATGAAGATCGGGCGCAGCACGGTGTGCGGCTGGGTCTCGGGGCCGGGCTGGGGCAGTTGGTTGGCCATGGTGGGCGCTGCGGGTGGGTGCGGGCGGGTGCGCCGGCCCCAGCGTTGTGCCGGGGCCGGCTGGCCGATCAGGTGATCGACGTGGCGCGGCTGAAGGCGGCGGCCTGGCGGATGCCAACGTCCACCGACTGCATCGCGCGGATGCCGGTGATGCCGGCGGCGAAGTTGGCGTAGGGGTTCATCGCCAGCTCCAACATGCCCCACTCGGCGATCACCACCTGGCTGAAGTCGCCGAACACCATCGAGGCGGCAGTGACCTGCGTGGTGGTGGTGGCGCCAAAGCCGGCCATCTGGCCGTCCAGCACCGAGCCCGACCACAGCGGCGTGTCGGTGGACGCAAACCGCTGGCGCTGCATCAGCAGGCCGGCCACGGCCGGCGTGGTGACGTAGGCGCTGCCGGTCGACAGGGCATTGCCCGCGGCCACATCGGTCTGGAACTCGACCACCCCGGCGTAGGCCAGCGACGTGCCGGTGACCGAGCCGATGCCGGCCGTGGCGCTGATGCCGGTGGGCTGGCCCGATGCGCCGCTGCCCTCCAGGCCGGCCAGGTCGATGGCCAGGCCGATGACCTTGGTCAGGTCGTTCATCACCAGCATGTCGGCCGCCGGGGTGCTTTGCAGCATCAGCAGGCGCGACAGTTCGGTGTAGGCACCGACCGTCTTGGGCGACATGGCCAGCTGGCCGATGGTCTGCTGGCTTTCGGTGATGGCGGTGGCTTCCGTCGCCAGCCAGTAGCCGGTGGCAGCGCCGGTCAATTTGGGGATGGTGACCGAACCGACCAGGCCGGGCAGCATGGTGGCGCCCAGGCGGGCCAGCACGCTGCGGGCGCGCAGCAGGTCGATGAACGACTGCGGCTGGATGTCGGTGCCGACCATGAAGCCGCCCGCCGTGGTGGTGCCCACGGTCAGGTCACGCTTGGCGGCCATCACGTCCAGCGGCACGTAGAAGCCGCCGTTGACCGCCTCGGCAATGCCGGCGCGCTTGCAGATGGCGTCCGAGCATTCCTTTTCGAAGCCGGCCTGGCGCCAGTCGCGGTCGACCATGGCGCGGATGGCGCGCATCACGCTGAAGCGCTGCTGGTCCTTCTTGCTCAGGTCCAGGTTGGTGACCTGCGTGGTCTGCGCCGCGGTGATGGCGTTGGCCATCAGGTTGCGGAAGCCCTGCACCGACTCGCCAGACTCGATGGCGGCGGTGGCCTTGGCGGCGCCGTCGAAGCGGCTGAACTGGTCACCGATGGCGCGGATCTCGGCAGCGCGCTGGCGCTCGGCCTTGATGACATCGGCAGCGGCCGGGGACAGGTTGAGCGCGGGCGCGGCCGGCTGCTCGATGGTGGTGGTCGTCATGGTGCGGGTCTCCGAAGGGGTGGAGGTGGTGGCGGGGGTGGCGGCGGGCACGGGTGCCAGCACGGCCTGGGGTGCGGGTTGGCGCGGGTCGTCTTCCGCGTTGCGACCCACGCCCACGGAGGGGTCAGCGGGCACAGAGACCAGGGAGACCTCGTAGGGCTCCCAGTCGGTCACGCGGTAGGTGTCGGCCTGGCTGTCGCCCTGGTTGGGGTCGCCCTCGACCTTGACCAGCTCAGCCTCATGGATGAGGTAGCCCACCGAGACGTTGCGGCGGATGCCATCCACCACGTCCTGGAAAACCTCCTCGGCGTCGGCGCTCTTCCCAAAGCGCACCACGGCACGGCACACCCGGTCGGCGCCAATGCTCACGGACTCGACCACGCCGATTTGCTCATCGGTGTCGTGGTTCCACAGCAGGGGGGCGCCGCTCATCAAACGTGACAGGCGCACGGCGCGGGCGCTGCAGTCCAGCACCTCGACACCCCACCAGCGTTGGTAGGGCAGCTCGCTGGCAAAGCTCAGCTCGACGGTGCGCGCCTCGGCGTTGACCGCGGCGCGCTCGACGCTCAGGAACCGCTCGACCCGGGTGCCGGGGCGCAGCGCGGTCGCTGTTGCTGAGAGTTGGGCGGGGTTGCTGCTCATGCCCGCATGGTTGCGGGCGGGGTGGTTTCAGATCAGGGGGAAAAATGCGACAGGTCAGCGCCGCCAGCTGGCCCGCTCAGCGCCTGCGGGCAGCCTGGCGGGCGCGGCGCACCAGCCGCATGTGGGCGCCCATGCGGGCCAGCTGCGGGCTTTGGTGCAGGCGGTCTTGCAGCACGGCCAGGTAATCAAAGCGGTCGGCTGGCGCGGGGCCTGCAGGTGCGCCCACTGCGCCGGCAGCGGCGCCGTCGATCTCCAGTGCAACGGATGACTGGCCGCGCACCAGAACCACGCCGGACGACAGCACACTGACGGAAAACGCTGCGGCTGACTCGCCTGCGGTGCTGCCCGCGCCGCCTGCCACCGTTCCAGCAGCACTGCCCGCAAGGGCAATGGTGACTGCGGACTGACCGGCTATGGCAACGACGCCGGCTGCAGCGCCTGTTGCTTGGATGGTGGCTGTGCTGGCGCCAGCGACCGCCACCGCACCAGCAGCGCCGCCGGTGAACTGCAGGACCTGCGCCGATGCGCCAGCAACGGCAACAGCGCCAGATGCTGCTCCTGTGATGGCGATGGTGACCGCACTGGCGCCAGCGGCTGCTCCGCTGGCCGCGGGCGCGATCAGGTCAGTGTCAAACCACCCATCAGAGACAGCATGGTCATCAAACCACGCCTCGGGCCTCAGTGATGGGTCAAACGCCCCAAGCCGCGCCATGCGTCATCACCATGTGTAGACGACGCAGTAGCCCGCTCCACCAGCGCCACCAGCGCCACCCAGACCCGGGTTCATGCCAACGCCGCCGCCACCGCCGCCGCCGCCACCGCGCCCACCGTTGCCGCCAGCCGCGCCCGATGTTGATGCGGTCACAGTTGTGCCGCCGCCACCACCGCCAGCACCGCCGCGCCCGGTGTTGCCGTCTGCGCCAGCAGAGCCGGCAGTCGGCGCGGCGCCGTCTGTGCCGACAGCACCGCCGCCGCCTCCGGTGTAGGAGCCAGAAGCGCCGCCAGCAGCGCCGGCCACGACTGCCGGGGTGGCATTGTGGTGCCCGCCCGATCCACCGCCGCCGCCGCCAAACAGCGACGAGCCGCCCAGGCTGCTGGCAGGTGTGTTTGCCGACCCGCCGCCGCCAGCCCCGCCGTACTCTGCGTTTGTGGATGTCACGGCGCCAGCGGCGCTACCCGTGACGCCCTGCCCGCCCGACCCGTTCGTGGCGGCTGTTGGAAACCCGCCAGCGCCACCTGACGCGCCACCGGCTGTTCCGGCACCACCCCTGCCGCCTCCTCCTCCTCCTCCAGACGCGGCTGCAGAAATGGCGCCACCGGCGCCACCACCGCCGCCGAATGCGGTCAAGTGAGTGCCAAAGGTCGAGCTCTGTCCAACGCCACCCACGCCGCCCGCAGCGCCTGCGGCGCCGGGCGCACCCGCTGTGCCGCCGCTGCCGATAGTCACAGACACGGTGGAGGCCAGATCAGAAGCGGCAAAGTTGCCCTCGGCCATGACCCCACCACCGCCACCCGCTCCGCCTTTTGCAATGATCGCAGTAGCAAGCGATGCGCCAGCACCACCACCGCCGCCGCCGCCCCAGATGCGAACCAGGGTCAGCTTTGGCGTGAAATTCGTGGGCTTAGTCCATGTGCCAGCAGCGGTAAAAGTTTGAATGTCCACATCACTGGTCACCAGCGCATTGACTGGGGCGCCCGCGCTGTTCAACCTCTCCCAGCCCGCGCCCTCGACGTATTGCGCCGACTCGCCAGGCCCCAGCAGCATCCGCGCCAGTTCGACCGGGTTTGTGCCGTCCGTGTGATACACGGTGACGGTGTTGGTGATGGCCGCGGTTGAGTTGAAGATCGCCAAAAACTTCACGTTGCGCACGGTGCTGGATGCAGGCGCGGCAACGATGTCGGTGCTGGTGGCCGTGGTGATGCTGGCAGTGTTCGTGCGCCCAGGCGTCACCGTGGTGATGTTGAGGTCCACCCACGATGCGTGGACTTCAACATCACCCGCTGCAGTGGTGATGGCGTAGAGCTTGTCGCTGGTAGATGCCAGATTGATCATGGCCGCGCCCTCACGCCCCGCCTTGCGTGCGCGTCCAGCTGGTGACGCTGACGGCCTGACTGACGGCGATGATGGTGTTGTCCAGCGTCAGGTCTCCGCCGCCGCCGGTCGCAGTCACGCTTCCCTGCTCGTGGCAGGTACTGCCTGCGCTGTCCTTTAGCCGGTAATGCGCCGCAGTGCCAGCCGCGGCGCCGGTGCCCGACCAGCTGCCGGCCAGGGCAATGGCGCCGCTTGACGCCGCGCCCATCCAGTCGCTTGGCAGCGTCAACTCACACAGCAGCGTGCCGCTGTCGGCCGTGGCGCAGGTGGCCGGTTGCGAGCCGGTGCGGATCTGCAGTTTTGGCGCGGTGCCCACGGTCGACTCGTACTGGCCGATCATGTTGTTGCGCAGGGTGGTGCTGAGTTGGATGGCCATGGCGGTGCGTCAGTGTGTTGGTGTCAAGCGGTCGGCGATGGCGGCGGCGCGCCTGGCTTGGGCGGCCTGGGCGCCAGGCCAGCGCGCTGGCGGGCCTGCTCGGCCTGCTTCAGCTCTTCCAGCAGGTCTTCATAGTCGCGGCCCAGCTTGGCGGCCACGCGCTGCGGGCTCTGCAGCTCGGCGCCGATGGCGGCAATGTCGGCCTCGATGTCGCGCAGCGGGTCCACCCACTCCCACCGGCGGCCCTGCCACAGGTGCTTGGCGAACTTGTCGCGCTTGGCCAGCGGCAGGGTGCTGCCGTTGGGCAGGGTGATCTGGCCGAAGGCCAGCGCGCTGCCGATCCACTCGCGGTAGATGGGGCGCAGCACGCCGTCGATGAACGACTGCTGGAGCATCATCCACTGGTCGCGCTCTTCCAGCGTGCCGCTGCGGATGCTGGAGAAGCTGACGCCCTCCAGGTCGTTGGCCAGCGCGTGGTAGGCCACGCCCAGGCCGCTGGCGATGCCGCGCAAGTTGGCCTTGCAAAACTCACCGAACATGGCCGCCGGGTAGTCGGGGTTGAAGGGCGTGAAGGTGGTGCCAGGCGGCAGGCTGCCGAAGCTGCCCGCCTCGGCCTCGGTGTACAGCTCGCCGCTGCCGTCGCCTGCGCTGTCGCTGTCGGCCAGGGTCGACAGGTCGGCGCCATCGGGGCCGGTGAAGAACCCCATCTTGCTGGCGCCCACGCGGCTGGCCACGATGGCGGCCTCTTCATAGCCGCCCAGGTTGTTGAGCCGCAGCATGGCCGCATGCATCCACGGCACGCCGCGGAACTGCTCGGGCCGGTCGGCCACGAAGTAGTGCACCAGGTCCTCGGCCGGCACGCGCACGTGGGTGCTGCCGCGCAGGTCACCGGCGGCCTGGTACACCTCGCCCGGGTGGCGGTTCTTCAGCCACAGGGCCAGCGGGCGGCCGAAGGCTGACACCTCCACGCCCATGCGGATCTGGCCGTAGCCCAGCTCGGCCGGGCGGTTGAGCGCGGTGTCGATGCGGTCGACATCGAGCAGCTGCAGCGACAGGCCGAAGCGGTTGCCGCTGTCGGCGCCGCGCACGAAGCGGATCAGGCATTCGCCATCCCGCGCCACGGTCAGCTCGGCGGTTCGGCAGATGCCGGCAAAGGTGCTGCGGCCGGCGGCGTCGGCCACCTCGCACCAGTCGGCGTGGGCGGCCTCGATGGCGGCATTGGCCAGGGTGTCGGGCGTGCCGCTGGGGTCATAGCAGCGGGCCTGCAACTGGAAGCCGGCCGCGCCGACCACGTTGGTGGCCACCAGGTTGCCGAACTTCTTGGCGTAGGGGTCGTCACGGAACAGCTGGCGGCTGCGGGCGCGCAGGTTGTCCAGGCTGGCGTGGATGTCGGCATTGGCCGACAGGCTGGTGGTCGACCATCCCTCGGTCAGCCGGTTGACCTGGGCGGCGGCGTAGCTGCGCCGCTGCGGGCGGGCGGCCGGCGCAGGCGCGGCGCCTGCCCAGCCGGCCAGCGCCCGGCCGATGCGCTGCATCGTGCCTGCCAGGCCGGCGCGCTTGGGTGCGTTGGTGGGTTGCTGCATGCGGTGCCTCAGCGCACGAAGCGCACCAGGAGCTTGTTGCGGGGCTGCAGGCCCTGGCGCAGGCGGTCGGCAGCGTCTTCACGCGACACCTCGGCGCGCAGGCGGCTGATGAAAGCCAGGAAGTCGCCAGGGCTGGTGAACGTCTGCTTGCGGTCGCCCATCTCGATGCCCTGCAGGTAAGCGCGGGCGCCGTGGGTGGCCAGCGCGGCCTCGGCCGCTTCCAGCGCCTTGCGGTAGTTGCTGCGGGTGTCCAGCGTGGTGGCGGCGGCCAGGTCGGGCAGCACCTGCACGGCGCCGGTGGCCAGCGTGGTGCGGGCGCCGGCCAGCGTAGCGTCGACTGACCAGTTGTAGCTGCCGGCCACCCAGGCGGCGGTGGTGGCGGCCGGCACCGTCAGCGTGTAGTCGGTGCCGCTGCCGCTGGCCGTGGCCTGGTAGCGGGCGCCGCTGTTGATCAGCGTGAGCCGCACCGCCCAGCCGGCCGCGGCCGGGTAGTCAGGCAGCGACCAGGTGGCCGTCAGCGTGTCACCGGCGCGGAGGGTGGGGGGCAGGGTTGTCATGGGCACCGGCAGGGGATGGGATCAGTACGCCTGGCGGTACCACTGATCGACAGTGACAGCATCCAGTTGCCCAGCCAGCCGCTTCTCGTAGATGTAGTCCAGCAGTTGCTCGTAATCGCCCAGGTTCCAATACAGGATGTCGCTGGTGGCGCCGATGCGGTGGAAGTAGAAGAACACCGTGCCGCCGCTGGAAATTGCCATGTCAACGCTGGCCTTGGCTTCCGTCAGTGCTGATCCGTTGGTGTTGTTGATGCCGCCGCACGCAGCCAGTGCGTAGGGGTCACCGATGCCGTGCAACGTCATGTTCCACTGCGCCACAGTTGCAGCCGCGCCAGTGATGCGGGCCGTTTTCACGCCCCCTGCAACAAACGCCGCCCGCATGGCTTGCCACTGCGCAGCGTTGCCGTACTGCCCCTCGGGGATCGCCGCGTGCCGCACATCGACACCGGCAGCGCGACACGCCGCGATGTCGCTTGCGACCAGTGATGTGTCGGTGTCCCAACGGGACAGGCCGTGCAAGCCGATGTAGTCGCCTGCGTCTCGCATCTCAGCCACCTGCGCCGCCGTGACGTAATTGGTGACCCCAAACAAACTCGGGATGACGTAATGCGACAGTGGGATGTTCCTGCGCCGCGCCTCGACATGCCCGGCGCTGTAACTCTCGGTCCAGCCATCGTCAAACGTGACAACCACAGTCGGCCGCTTGCCCCCGACAAACATCCCGGCCAGCACCACATCGCGTGCGTCAGGCGTGGTGCCATCGTGGCGCAGTCGCACCGACCGCATGCGGTTTGTCCAGGCGCCTGTGGTCAGCACAGCCCACTGGGATTTCGGGAGCCAGCGCGGCTGCACGCTCACGGACAGCGCCGGGCCAATGGCGGTGACGTTGTAGCCAGCACCAGAGCCGAAGGCATTTTCAAAGATGCCCAGGTTCAGATTGATCGACCCGCCGCCGGCTTTGGGGTTGCGGACATCTGCCACGATCCACCACCCGGTTGTGGAATTGAAGTCATAGCCGTTGAGCGTGCCGTTGCCTCCCCACTCTTTGTAGCAGAAGGGGGATTCGGTGACGGTGCCGGGGGATGTGCAGCGCAAACCGCCCCGGTACGGGTACAGCGGGCTGGGCGCTGCGGCAGTGATGAAGCAGTTGGCGGTGTTGGTGACCGTCCAGTCGGCCAGCGTCGAGAAGTCCTCCACGACAGCCCGCAGTGGCCCCTTTGAGTAGCTCGCGGCGCTGTATTCCCAAGTCCCAGCCCCTGACACCAAGGCTTGAACCGCCGCAGCCGTGGCCGGCGTGTACTCCGACACCGGCGGCATCAGCGCGCGGTCGGTGTCGGTGGCGTAGCCGGCGCCCACCATGGCCGCGCCGAAGGCGTCGGACACGGTGTTTGTGGTCCCAGCAGCCAGCACACTGCCGGATTCACCCAGTCGGGCCTGGATCATCGTGATGCGCATGGTCATGGTGCGGGTCTTTCAGTGCAGTGGGGCCGGTCTGGCTGGCATGCTGCCGCGCCCGATGCGTTGGCATCAGGGGGAAATCTGCGACAGCAGATCAACGGGGCCGCTTCAGGGGCTTGGCCAGGATGCGGTAGGCGGTGGCGCGGTGGCACTTCTCGGCCTGCACGGCCTGGCTGATGCTGCTGCCCTGCTGCAGGGCCTGGCCCATGCGCACGCCACGCGCCAGCGCGGGCCGCTTGGCCACGTAGCCGAACTCGCAGCCGCCCAGCTGGCCGCGCAGGTGCACCTCGGCGGTCTGGCGCCGCTCGGGCGTCAGCTCGGGCACCACCTGCTGCATCAGTTCCAGCACTCGATCCAGCGCGTCAGCCATCCACACCTCACCACTTGGTCACCCATCCGGCCCGCTTGGGCCGGCGCATTGGCGGGCGCGGCTGCGCCCTGCTGTCTGGCTGCGGGGTGGCGGGCGTGGCCTTGTGGGTGGCCGGGTCGGCTTGGGCCTGGGTGGCTGCCGGTGGTGGTGGGTTGCCCTGCTGCTGGCGAGCGGTGGCCGGTGCGTCTGCAGACTGGTCTGCGTCAGCGTCGGCCGCCTCCGATTGCGCGACGGCATCCATTGTCGCTGCTGGCGTGTCAAGGGTCAACCCCAGCAGATCGGCCTGGCGCAGGCGGTTTTCGTACCGCTGCCAGTGGGCGTCGGTGTGGCGCGGCACGCCGATGTGCCAGGCCGCGGCCATGGCGTAGACGGCGCAGTCCAGCGCCTCATTGCGCCGGCCGGCGGGCTTGACCCAATCACGCCGGGCGTGGCCCTTGATGTAGCGGGTGACCACGCGCTCGGCGGTCAGCTGCTCCCACACGTAGCTGGGCAGCGCGGCGCAGGTGTGCACGTAGCCGGGGCCGGCCTCCTGCACCTGCATGCGCCCGTACAGCAGGCCCTTGGCGGTGTCGGTGCCCACCAGCCACAACTGGCCGCCGTTGCGGATTCTCTTGCCGTGGTGGTTGAACTCGATGGCCGTGGGCTTGGCGATGATGGCGCGGCCCGGCATGCTGCTGCCCTTGACGGCCAGCACATGCTCACCGGCGTGGCGCCTGGCGTAGCGGTACACCATGTCGGTGTGGTGGCCGCCTGAGTCCACCGCCGTGGCGGTGATGGTGATGACCGCGCCGCTGGCGTGCTGCAGCGCCAGCCGGCGCCAGTCGGTCAGCGCGGCCCAGGGGCTGCCGGGCTCGGTCTCGGGCAGGCTGGGGTCGCCGTACAGCACCACATGGTCGACCAGCCAGGATTCTTCACCCCGGCCCCAGGCCCAGGCGTAGGCTTCCAGCCGGTCGCCCTGGGTGTCGACGCCGGCCGTGACCACCAGCGCGCCGTGGGGCACGGTGCGCAGCGGGTACGCCTCGGCCCGGCGGCGCAGGGCATGCTCGTCGGCCTTGTCGCCCTGCTCCTGGAAGGTCTCGGCCAGCCGGGTGTTGATGAACACGCGCAGCAGGCTGGTGTCGCCGGTGCGGGCCTTGTCGATGGCCTTGTGCCATTCATCGGCCAGCTGCGCCCAGCTCAGCCAGCCCAGCGGGGCGTACAGGCTGGACAAGTGGAAGCTGCGCACCCGCCCGCCCTGGGCGCCAGGCGCATCGGCCACCCAGGCGCCGGCCGGCAACATGGTGGCCTTGTGGTGTTCGCGGATCTCGCAGCCGTTGGCGGCGCACACGTAGCGCACGCTGTCGCGGTCGGGCTGGCCATCGGGCAGGCGGTCCCACTTGACGCCGTGGGGCTTGTCGGCGCCCCACTCCAGCACCTGGCGGGTGCCGCAGTGCGGGCACGGCACCTGGTAGCGGCAGCGGTCGGCCGCGTTGAAGCTGTCTTCAATGCGGCTGGCGTCCTTGGTGGTGGGCGTGCTGGTGCGCAGGCGCTTGCGGCGGCTGAAGGTGGACTGCCGCGCCTCGGCCAGCGTGCAGGGGTCGCCCTCGCCGTCGACATCGAGCGGGTAGCCGTCCACCTCGTCCAGGAACAGGTCACGCACCGGCATGGACCGCAGGCCCGCGGCGCTGTTGGCGCCGGCCACGGCCAGGAACCCGCCGGCAAATTCCTTCAGCAGCGTGGTGTTGGCGTCGTCACGGCTGCGGTTCTCGCGCACCTTGCGGCGCAGCGTGGGGCTTTCATCGAGCATGGGCGCCACGCGCTGGCGGCTGTAGCGCTTGGCCATGTCGATGGTGGGCTGCACGATCATGACCGGGCCGGGGTTGGTGTCGATCAGGTAGCCCAGCCAGTTGCTGCCGATAGTCGTCTTGCTGGTCTGTGCGCCCCACATCAGAACAACCTCCTCCACCGAGCTGTTCTGTCCCAGGCAATCCATGGGCTCGCGGGCATAGGGCGTGCGCGACACGCGGTAAGGTCCTGGCTCGCTTGAGTCTTTGCCCGACAGGACGCGGTTGGCCTCGGCCCACTCGGTCACCGTCAGCAGCAGCGGCGGCGCCAGAAACTCGGTCAGCACCTCACCGACCAACACCTCGGCGTCCATCAGGTCAGAGTCACGCGCGCCCATCAGCTCGCCCGCCCCACGCCCTTGGTGTTGAACGGGGGGTGATGGATGCCGATCAGGCGCTTTTCCAGCCAGCGGGCGGCAGACTCATCGCAGCTGTAGAACGACACCGCGCTGTGCGGATACCAGTGCTGCCTGACACGCCGCGCAATGTCGGAACTCATACCCACGTACAGGATGCCGCCACGCTCATCCTGCAGCAGATAGACACCGGGACCAGCCGGCAGGTGCACTGGCGGCTTGGCTTTCTTGTTGGCTCGGGTGAAGTGGGCCACGCCGATGTCGTTGATGTTCTGCAGGTCCATCATGTGCCGCCGGTGATTTGCTGCAGCGCGGCCACGATCTCGGCGCGCAGCGCCATGTCCATGCGCGCTGGGTCGGGGTCGGCCGCCAGGATGGGAACCAGGCGCGACGGCATCTGCAGCAGCGCCTCACGCAGCCCAGCGGCCTGGCGGGCGATGGCGGCGCGCACGTTGCTGGCGCGGACCAGCTCGCCGCGCAACTCGGCCAGCTTCAACTCCGCCAGGTCGGCCTCGGCACGCTCGCGCCGGGCACGCGCCTGGTCGTGGCTTTCATCGTCGGCCCGCGGGCCTGGCGCACGGTCCACCGGCGGCGCCACAGCCAGCGGCGAATCAGCGGGCAGTGGCTTGCGGGCGGCAATGTTCTGCCGCGCCAGCCGCCACGCCTGGGCGGCCTCCACGCTGTCGACCGGCATGCCCTGCCCCTTGAGCTTGGTGATGGCGGCCGGCGACAGTCCCAGCGCCCGCCCGATGGCCGCCTGCGAGGGAGCATTCACCTGGGAACCTTCACCGTTCACCATTTCCACCCACCATTCACTAGCGCGATTTCGCAATCGTTTCGCACCCGTACCTGGCAGCCCCCAGGAGGACCCACGCGGGTTTCGTCAGGGTCGGGGCAGAATGGCTCGCGCCAATGGGAGGGGGTCGACATGGAATGGCTGATGGTCTGGGGTGTGGCTGCGCTGGCGGTTGGCGTTGTCGCCACGGTGCGCAACCGCAGCGGGTTCGGTTGGTTCTTGCTGGCGTGCGTCATCTCGCCGCTGCTGGCCGTGCTGCTGTTGGTTGCGCTGGGTCGGGGCGACAACGGCCAGCAGGCGCCCGACCCACGCACGCTGCGGAACTGCCCAGAGTGCAGGGAACTGGTGCGCCGCGATGCGCGCCTGTGCAAGCACTGCCGCAGCACGTTGACGCCCATCACCTGAGCCTCGACAAGGCGTAGCGCATCTCGCGCGCGAACACCACCGGGAAGCGCTCGTTGATCGCAGCCACCACCCGGTCGTTGATGCGGCCGGCGTTGAACATCTGGCCCACGTCGATGGTGCGCACTGGCTCGATGGGCAGGCGCTTGCTGGTCGTGCGTTGGAACACCGTGCGCCCCTTGTTGCCGATGAACGCACCCACGATCTGCTTGGCCCTGCCCTTGCTGATCGCCACCTTGATGCCCTTAAGCCCCTTGCCCTTGACGAAGCGGATGACGTTGGCGCTGCGCCTCTTGCCATCCCCGCCGATCAGCTCGGCGCTCAGCGTGAACTGCCCGCCCTTGGCATAGGCGCGGCGCACGCGCAGGCGCTGGCGCACGTAGTCGGCGGGCAGGTTGTACTGGCTGCGGATCTCGCGGCCCATCTGCGTGCTGGCCTGGGCCACCACCACGTTGAGCGTGCGCGCCAGGACCTTGCTGGCCAGGTCGTCTTCCACCTGGCGCAGGGCCTGGGCCACCTGGGGGAAGGTGGTGCGGATGTCGATCCTCATACCGCGCCCCCCACCGTCAGCACGCCCACCTGCCGGCCGCCCTCGACCGCACCGAACCATGCGCCCTTGCCTTGCTCACGCACCAGCCAGCGGTCGGCTTCAGCATGACCCAGCACGGTGGCGATGCGGGCATGCTCCCGGCGCAGGTTCTGGCCGCGGGCAATGCAGCGGTTCACCACCTCATCACCCCACACCCGCCGCGCCTCATCCACGATGGATGCAGTCAGCGGCATCACCTCCCGGAGACCCCCCGCCGCTTTTCTCTTGTCCCCACCCGGGACATTCAATCGGGACATTTGTCCCGGGCCACCTACCCCGGGACAAAGGGGCTTTAGCCCCTTTGTCCCGGGGGTGTCCCCGCCGTCCGTCCCTGTCCCTTTGTCCCGGCAATCGGGACAATTCACAGGCTCAACGGGACAATTCAAATGCACGGAAACCACTGTTACGCCCCCTTCCGATGGTCCATCACGATGCCCTGCGCTACTTCCATGTAGCCGGCATCGACTGCCGCCTGCTTGGCGCGGTAGTACGCCTTTTTCTTGGCCTCAGCGTCCAGGCCTTCCAGCAGTTCGTAGAACGCCTTGCGGAGGTTGCGCTCTTCCATGCCGTTGCTGACCAGCCCCATCAGGGCCATGTTGCGGCCACCGCGGCCGGCGGCCTGCTCGGTCAGCCGGGCCTGCTCGACCTCTTCAGCGGTGCTGAGGTGCCGCGCCACCAGGCTGGTGATCTTGTCGCCGTCGTCGTCGCAGCCCAGGTCTTGCACGCTCAGGCTAAAGGTGGCGTCGCTCATCAGCTCGCCGTCCTTCTGCTTGACCGATGTGACCGTGGCCAGCATCTCTTTTTCATCGCGGAACACGCCCAGCAGGAAGTCGATGTTGCTGCGGATGGCGCTGCTGCCGCGGGGCCGCTCGGTGGCCTGGTGGCCGGTGTGGTGCACCAGCAGCACGGTGCAGGCCCACAGATCGCGGAAGCGGGCGCCCAGCTCGCGCAGATAGGCCGCCATCTCGTTGGCGCTGTTCTCTTCGCCGGCATACGTCTGGCTCAGCGTGTCCACGATCACCATGGCCGGGCTGATGCCGGTGGCCTGGGCGGCGTCCACGATGCGCCAGGCATCCTCGGCCAGGTTGATGGCCGCCGGCACCACGCGGAAGGGCAGGCCCTGCCACTTCAGCCCGCGGGCACGGTGCCATGCGTCGATGCGGCTCCACAGGCCAGCGCCACCCTCGGCGGCCACGTAGATCACCGGCGCCTGCTTGGTGATGCGCCCCATCCACGGCAGGCCGTGCGCCACATGCAGCGCAGCGTCGAGCGCGATGAAGCTCTTGAACGTGCCGCTGCCGCCGAACAGCATGCCCACGCTGGCCGCGGGCAGCACATGCTTGACCGTCCAGCGCACGGCAGCGGCTGTCTCGCGCAGCTGCGCCAGGTCGACAAAGGGCACGCGCAGGCTGACGCCCTTGCGCAACCCTTCAGCCCTGGACAGCAGCGCGTTGATGCGGTCCAGCCGGCCGTCGAGCGGTGCGCCCGTCTGCCATGCAGCCTTCACCGCCTCAGCACAGGCGGCGATCAGCTCGCGCTCGGCGTAGCGCTCGGCCACCAGCTCAGCGTAGCGGCGCACGTTGCGGGGCGACAGCGCGCCCTGGCTGATCTCGTTGATGTACTTCAGCCCGCCGGCCCGGTCAGACAGGCCCTGCGCCACCAGGCGCGCGTGCACCGTCAACTGGTCAGCCGGCTGGCCGGCCTGGATGATCCCCACCGTGGCATCCCACAGCAGGCGGTGCTGGTCGTGCCACAGGCTGGTGCTGTCGATCAGGTCGCTGACCAGGGCCAGCGCCCGGTTGTCCATCCACAACGCGCCCAGCACAGACTGCTCGGCCTCGGTGGAGTGTGGCGGCTGGCGCTCATCGTCCAGCGCGCCGTGGGGGATGTCATCCATCACCAGCATCAGCGCGCCCGCGGGCTCTGCATTGCGCTGACGATCTCGGCCCGCGTCATCCATTGGCAGGCCGCACGCGGGCGCACCACGCCCTGCTTGGCCAGCGCGTCGGTGATGGCGTCAATGGTGGCCATGTCGCGGTCGGCGGCGGCGCGGCGCAGCTGCATCTGCACGCCCAGGGGCAGCACGGCATGGGGCGGCGATGCCACCGGGAGGTCAGATTTGTGCTGCATGGGCGGCAATCACTGTGGATGCGTACATCACCCATGCGGGGGAACCCGAGGTGTTGACGCGGTAGCAAAAATGGACAGCGCGGCGCACAGTCGATGCATGTGCCGCGCCAACCAGACGAAAAAAAGCCCGACCGGCATCGCTGCCAGGCCGGGCATGAAGCCGCGCCCCAAAACCCAGGGGAACGCCAACAGTGGGCGCGGAGGAGACAGCCATCACGCCGACGCCGCTGCGGGCTTGGCTTGTTTGACCACTTCCAGCAGCGGGCGCCCATTCGGGTGCCACGGCCACGCCGCGTCGGCTGCCCGGTGCCACTGCAGATCAGGGCGCAGCGACTCGCACGGCACGGCGCCGTTGGTCGCGCGCTCGATGTCGGCGCAGCGCTCTGCCGGCACCTGTCGCCGGCCGTCTGCCTGCGCCCACTGCCACACCAGCTGTGGCTGTGCATCAATGGCGGCGGCTAATCGTGTTTGACTGCCCCGTGCGGCCAGGTACGTTCGGAGGTCCATCTTCCGAGGTTAAACGGCGCGCTTTATTATTGCAAGCGGATTGTTCAGCGCGGCGTAGATTGCTGGCCCCCACGCTGGCGCGTCCAATCTTTGGTGTGCAAGCCATCGGTCAGATCCGCCTGGAAAACCTCGAAGCGCTCATCAAGCAGTTCGGCACGGCTGACAAGCTGGCCGAGGCGGCTGAGACTTCGCCGGTCTACATCAGCATGCTGCGCAACCGCACGGTTGACAGCAAGACAGGCCGCCCGCGTGAGATGGGCACAGCCATGGCGCGGCGCATGGAGTCAGCCGCGGGCAGGGGCGACGGCTGGATGGACAAGACGCACGATGACCTGAGCCCAGCAGCGCTCACCCTGGCCAAGCTGTTCGACATGATCCCGGCCGGCACCGACCGCGACAAGTGCGCCGCGATCTGCCAGTACCTGTGCGCGCTGGCACGCGCTGGCAAGTTACCGCCCGCTATCGAAGCGCTGCAGCTTCTCGGGATTGGAGCGCCACCCAGTGATGCGCCTCTGCCGGGTCCGTCGTCACAAAACGGCGCAGGCCAACCAGCGCAAACTTGAACGCCTGAGCCCGCCACGCATCGGCGGCGGCTTCATCGGGCACAACCCACGCCATGGCCAGACTGCTGGCCCCAGGCACGGCAACGCGCGCCAGCGCGTCCATGTCATGGCCTGTCAGCGCCAGGGCTGAGCGCGTGTAGTCCAGGCAGATCAACGGCGCCCCGTCGTTTGCGACCGGGGCCAGCTCGCGCCTGATCTGCTCAACACCCCCCAATGTCACGATGCCGCGCACCTGCGCATAGACAACGCCGCCGCAGGTTTCGGCTTGCAGGGAGGTCGACCGGCTCATCAAGGTCATGACGAAACTTCATAAAGATGTAACAAGCGCCAGTGTGTCCGCAAACGCACAGACGCGCTAGGCCGCCAAGCTGTTACAGCCCCCCCCCCCCCCCCAAGCTAGGGGGCCGGCCCTGACAAAGGCGCCGCCAGGGCGTCGGCTCAAAAAAACTTAAACGCGCCGCTTGACCTTGAAAGCGCGGCGTTTAATACTGCTCTCCGTGCGCTGCAGCCCGCAGCCGCAACCAACCGGAGAGCAGCATGCGACCACGCACCAACCCCATCGTGCGCGACCTGTTCCGAAGCATGGCCGTGGTGGCCATGTGCCTTTTGCTGGCCCACCTGCTGGCCGGCTGCGGCGGCGGCGACCCCGAGCCCGATGTCGCCACCCCGCAGGTCAACTGCGCGCTGCAGCCGGTGGTGTGCCAGTGATCGCCGCCCTTCGACAACTGGCTGCTGACGCCCGCGCCTGGCAGCGGCACGCCCTGGCCGACTTCAGCGCACTGGACGAAGCCTGCCGCAGCAACCTGCAGCACGGCGCCATGGCCGGCGGCGACCCGCTGACCGACAGCCTGTACGACCAGATGCAGGCCGCCGCTGAAGAAGGCGCGCGGCCGCCCACCCCCTACACCGCCGGCATGCAGCCCCAGCGCGAGCCCCGCGCCTGGTGGCTGGCCGCCGGCACCTTGCTGGCCGCGCTGGTCGGCCTGTGCTTTTTCCCGAGGTGACGCGATGACCTACCCCACCCTGGCCGCGCCGCGGCACTTCAGCGGCAAGCTCACCGCCCTGACCCTGGACTGTTGCGTCGGCCTGCACCGCATGGAGGTGCAGCTGGTTGACGACGACGGCGGCAAGCACACCGTGTATCTGGCCTACGGCCGCGGCGATGCTGCGGCGCGCTACGCCCAGGCGCAGTACGACCGCTTGCGCGTTGGCGCCTGGTATCACGGCAGCGCCACGCTGATGCGCAAGACCCCCGGCCTGACGGAATGGGGCGGCCATGTTCCGCCGCTGGAAACCTGCCAGCGCCGGCACCGCTTCAGCCAGGCCAACCAGCACGCGCAGGTGGCCGCATGACCGGCCCCACCCTGGCCGACGCCAGCGCGCACATGGTCACCGCCCACGGCAACGAGGTGGACCTGCGGTATCCCCAGGTCAACACCATCACGCTGGCCGACATCAGCCACCATCTGGCGCAGATCAACCGCTACACCGGCGCGTGCCGCCGCCCGTTCAGCGTGGCCGAGCACAGCCTGCTGGTGCTGGAGATCGTCGAGCGCTGCATGACGCTGGACCTGCACGGCCGCATGGCCGCGCTGTTCCATGACGCGCACGAGGCGTACACGCAAGACCTGAGCACACCCGCCAAGGGGCAGGTGGGCGATGCGTGGCACAACTTCGAGGGGCGCCTGCAGCGCACGGTGCTGTCGGCGTTTGCGCTGCATGCCGCCACGCACAAGCATGCGGTGGCCATCAAGCAGGCCGACCTGATCGCCCTGGCCACCGAGCGTGCGCAGCTGCTGCCCAGCGGCCCCGGCATCAGCCTGTGGCCCTGCCTGGTGCATGTGCAGCCGGTGAGCTGGGTGGACCTGATGGCGCCCGAGCGTTGCGCCATGACGTGGATGGACTGGCGCGACCGCTTCAAAGACGCGGCCGAGGCGTTGGACTACGGGCGCAACGATGCGCTGTGGAAGAAGTGGAAGGTGACGCTGTGAGCCGCCCCCGCAAGTACCGCCCGCGCCCGACCTACGCCAACGCGGTGCAGATCGCCATTGCGCGCGTCAAGCCGCTGAGTGCGGCCGATGTGGCCGAGCAGAAGGAGCTGATTCAGCACGCGCTGGCGCAGTTCCGCCAGGGCGCCCACTGTGACGCGCACTGGTGCAGCCTGGCCGACGCAGCCAACATGGCTGAAACCCTGGCCGGCATGGGCCTGGGCAGCGGCGACGACGCCAGCCGCGTCATCGAGCTGGCCCAGCGCGCCTTGGCTGATGTGCACCAGCGCCACACCACCCGCGGCAGCTGGACCCTGTACGCCGACGAGATCGACGCGCTGCACTGGCTGGTGCGCCTGCACTGCAGCGCCCAGCTGCCGGCCTGCAGCTACGGCGAACTGGCCGACGCGATGACAGCCACCCGCAACCGCATGCAGCAGGCGCTGGCCGGCAACGCCGCACGCGGCACGCTGGTCATTGACGGCGGCATGGGCGCCACCCACCACCCCACCACCCCCACGCCATGACCACCGACACCCAACCCCGGCGCACGCGCGCTGCCGTCTGCCCCATCACCACCGCCGCCATGCAGATGGTGGTCGAGCGCGGCCACCTCGGCATCACCAACAACATGCTGCAGCAGGCCACCGGCCGGTGCAGCAACACGGTGGGCACGGTGCTGGCCAAGCTGACCCACCGCGGCCGGCTGGCCGTGGGCCGGCTGGCCACCCATCCGCACCACTGGTTCGCCAACCAGGAACTGGCCCAGCGATGGATGTCGACCACCCCGCCGCTGGTCAAGCCCATCCCTGCGCCGCGCCAGCGCATCCTGCACCGCCAGCCGCGCACCGCAGCGCAGAACCCGCGCCTGACCCGACAGCACGGCGCCCCGGTGGTGCTGGGCCGCGCGCCAGACACCACCGACGATCACGTGGTGGTGCCGGCCGGGCTGGCCATCCAGCGGCTGGCCACACCCACGCACGACCCGCGCTACCAGTGCGCGCCAGGCGAGCGACCGCACGGCGCGGGGTTTGCGGCGGCGGGCATCGGGCGTGATGTGACGACCGGGCAGCAATGGGGGCAGCAGGCATGAAAACCGAAACCATCACCTGGCACGAGGTCACCACCGACCCCCTGCCCGACGCAGAGATCACCGTGCTCATGCAAGTGAGCTACACCGAAGACGGCGGCGGCACCGAAGTCATCACCGGCTGGCTGGGCGAGCAGCACTGGTGCGACATCACTGGGTATCCGATCCAGCCGCAGCGCGTGGTGGCCTGGGCGGATGTGCCGGCGGGGGTGACATGCTGAGGCCGCAGTTTCTGCTGCCGCTGGCTGACGAGCTGGTGGTGGATCTCTTTGCCGGCGGCGGCGGCGCCAGCACCGGCATCGAGGCTGCCATCGGCCGGCACGTTGACCTGGCCGTCAACCACGACGCCGCAGCCGTCAGCCTGCACGAGGCCAACCACCCGCAGACGCGGCACTTTGTCAGCGATGTGTTCGAGGTGGACCCGCTGGCCGTGACCGATGGCCAGCCGGTGGGTCTGCTGTGGGCCAGTCCCGACTGCAAACACTTCAGCAAGGCCAAGGGCGGCAAGCCGGTCAGCAAGCGGGTGCGCGGCCTGGCCTGGGTGGTGGTGAAGTGGGCCAAGCTGGCGCGGCCGCGCATCATCTGCCTGGAGAACGTCGAGGAGTTTCAGACCTGGGGACCGCTGGTGGACGGCCGGCCCTGCCCTGACCGCAAGGGCCGCACATTCCAGCGCTGGGTCGGCCAGCTGCGCAGCCTGGGTTACGCGGTGGAGTGGCGCGAACTGCGCGCCTGCGACTACGGCGCCCCCACCATCCGCAAGCGCCTGTTCCTGGTGGCGCGGCGCGACGGCCAGCCCATCGTGTGGCCCGAGCCCACGCATGCGGCCAAGCCGGCCAAGGGCAGCGGGCTGCGGCCCTGGCGCACGGCGGCTGAATGCATTGACTGGGGCCTGCCCTGCCCGTCGATCTTTGAACGCGAGCGCCCGCTGGCCGACGCCACGCTGCGGCGCATCGCTCACGGCGTGATGCGCTACGTGATCAACGCCGCCCAGCCGTACATCGTGCGCATTGGCCAGACCGGCCACGGCGATGCCGGCAAGGTGCGCAGCATCCATGAGCCGGTGTCGACGGTGACCACCAAAGCGGAGCATCTGCTGGTCAGCCCGACGCTGGTTCAGACGGGCTACGGCGAGCGCGCCGGCCAGGCGCCGCGGGTGCCTGGCCTGGACAAGCCGCTGGGCACGGTGGTGGCTGGCGCCAGCAAGCACGCGCTGGTGGCCGCATTTCTGGCCAAGCACTACACCGGCGTGGTGGGCAGCAGCATGGGCGCGCCCATCGGAACGGTGACCACGCAGGACCACCACAGCCTGGTGGCGGCCAACATGGTGAAGCTGCGCGGCACCAGCAACAGCGCACCGGCCGACGAGCCGCTGCACACCATCAGCGCAGGCGGCCAGCACCACGCAGAGGTGTGCGCCTTTCTCACTGCTTATTACGGCAGCAACCAGGACACGCCACTGGATGACCCCATGCACACGGTAACCACCAAGCCACGCTTTGCGCTGGTGATGGTCGACGGCGTGCCGCATGAGATCAGCGACATCGGCATGCGCATGCTGCAGCCGCGCGAGCTGTACACCGCGCAGGGCTTCCCGGCCAGCTACATCATCGACCGCGGCCACGACGGGCGCGTGCTGCCGAAGGATGCCCAGGTGCGCATGTGCGGCAACAGCGTGTGCCCACCACTGGCCGAGGCGCTGGTGCGGGCGAACTTTGCAGAGCGCCAGGCGCTGAGGGCTGCGGCATGACCACCCCCACCCTGCCCCCGCTGCCCGCCGCAGTTGTTGCAGGACATGCAACTACTCAGCCCCCCACCCTGCGCGAAGCCGCGCAAGCCGCGCTGACAGCACTGGAGCAGCACGCCATGCAGCGCACCTACGCTGGCGGCGTCTACATCTCAAACGCGGCGATTGCGCTGCGCGCCGCCCTGGCGCAGCCAGTGCCTGATGCCCACGACGAAGCTCACCCGCTGTATCAGCGTGGCTGGAAAGCCGGCTACAAGCACGGCGCGTGGCAGGGAAAGAACTGCGCAGCGCACCCCCAGCCAGCGCCTGTGCGGGTGCCTGCTCCCGATGTTTTGATCGGCGCCATGTTTCAGCATCAGCAGGAGGACAACGAGGCGTCAATGGCGTTTGACTTCAACGACTACCGCAGCGGGTTCCGTGCTGCAGAACGTCATTACGCCGCAGCGCACCCCCAGCCAGCGCCGCTGACGGATGAGCAGATTGCCGACATAGTGCGCGAGGCATCACGGGGCAGCGCCATAAGGCGCGATGGAACGACATCGCAGCGCATTGCCCGCGCCATCGAATGCCATCACGGCATCCTGCCGGCGCCCACCACCGTCACCACCGGGGAGTAAGCGATGCACTGCACAACGCCCGAAACGCTGACGGCCCGCAAGCCGCACGTTTGTCAGAGTTGCGGCGAATCAGTGGCGCCGGGCGAACAGTACATGCGCTGGCG